CGTCACCACCCCACCACTCTCACTCAAAACAGCAGTAGTTCCATCGCTTTTTGTGATCGAATTCCCAGAGGATTTTAGTTTTGCTCCGTCCAGAGTAATTTCAGTAGCACTGACTAAACTGCTAGAGCGTTTGCTGCCGATATAGCTCATCAGGTAATCTCCAGATAGCTGAGATGTACATCTACTGCTGATGCCGAATCTGCTGTGACTGTCAGGTTTTCATTCGGCACAAGTACCAGCTTTCCACCGTCTAAAAGATTTACTGAAGATCCCACTGGAATTGGAATATTTGTGATGTAGCTTGTATAAGTAGGACTTCCGGTATCGTACTTAATTTCAACAGTTAGTGTACGAGACGCAGAAGATTTGTTTGAGGCTATCAGTCCGATACAAACAACTTCTGTGGCTGAAGCAACATCTGACGCTAAAACATCAGTTCTTGATGTTCCTGCGGTTACTGTCTTTCGGAGGAATGCGTTTGCCATATTTTAACCTAGTGCTATTGCGAAAGGTATTGGATCAGCACCTGCTGCGCCAGTAGCGCCACGAAGATCTCCTGTGCTAAAACCTAACCCGTCGTTACTCGTAAAAGTAACAATACCTGTGCTTGAATTATAACTACCTCCAGTAAAGCCAGTACCATCTGTGCCGTCTATGCCATTGGTTCCGGCTGGGCCTGTTGCTCCTGTTGCACCTGTTGCTCCGGTAGCACCCTGTGGGCCTGTTGCTCCTGTTGCACCTGTTGCTCCGGTAGCACCCTGTGGGCCTGTTGCGCCTGTAGCCCCTCGTAAATCGCCCGTACTAAAGCCTAGTCCGTCATCACTCGTAAAAGTAACTATGCCTGTAGCGGAGTTGTAGCTTCCCCCAGTAAATCCAGTTCCGTCTACTCCAGCAGCACCAGTAGCACCCGTAGCTCCCTGTGGGCCTGTTGCGCCTGTAGCTCCCTGTGGGCCTGTTGCGCCTGTAGCTCCCTGTGGGCCTGTTGCGCCTGTAGCGCCTCTAACGTCTCCGGTACTAAAACCTAGCCCGTCATCGCTAGTAAACGTTATAACTCCAGTAGAACTATCGTAGCTCCCACCCGTGAACCCATCTCCGGTAGAACCTGTAGCTCCTTGTGGGCCTGTAGCTCCTTGTGGGCCTGTTGCGCCTGTAGCTCCTTGTGGGCCTGTAGCTCCTTGTGGGCCTGTTGCGCCTGTAGCCCCCTGTGGGCCTTGTGCTCCCTGTGGGCCTGTAGCACCTGTAGCGCCATCTACTCCATCACTTGGTTTGGCAAAGGTTACTTCGGTAGATGTACTATCTGTAAATTGAAACGTGATCCCGTAAGCAGCAGTGGGGTTTTGGGTGCTATTGCCTAGCGAAATACTACTAACTCCTCTACCTGCTGGGCCGGTAACCGAAGGGATCGTCAGGTCAAAGTTTGTAGTATTGCCTTGGTAGTCAGTAGTCGTGAAACGAGCCTGACTGTTTCCTAGGTTCGTGATGCTCGTTACCGAAGTCCCGTCATTCCCTGCGTCTCCTTGATCCCCCTTGATCCCAGCAGGTAGTGTCAGTGTCTGATGGTACGCATTGTTACCCCAGGTGACCGTAAACTGAGAACCATTCTGAACAATGCTATCAATTCCGTAGCCTCGTGGCCCCTGAGTTGCCTGAGCTACTATATGAGCCAGTGCACCGGAAACCGTAGTTGACGAGTAGGCTGTCTGATCTGTACTCGACAGAGGGATGTGACTAGCATTCAGCTCATCCGCAACGGTACTTAGGTCGTCACCGACAATTGGCCTTGAGGTGATAGTAAAAGTATTTCCTAGTGTATCTTTAAAACTAGCCATTATCTCCACCTCCAACCGACACGGATTCGTTTCCTCGATGCGCCTGAGTTTCTAGTCATTGAATTCGTAGACTCTGATTGGGTAGCATAGCGCACCATCTCTAGGAATCTCTGTCTAAAAACCCCTGATTTCTCTACGTTCCGTAATTCGTTCTCTTTCAAGTATGCCCGCTCAGCTACGCCAAAAACTAGCGCCTCCTGGTACATAGAACCAACTAGCGGAACGTCAGTATCCGCCTGAGTATTGTTGTAGGTCAACCGATCTCTTGGAGGGTCGATCACTCCGTCAAACTTAATCACGGAAGTATCTACAATTGCAGTGATAATCCCTGTGGTTGTAGAGAGAACATCGGTAGAGCTGTCGCCCGTCACATCGAATACAGGGATCTGAGAGACTAGCGTAGCACTAAAGAGGTGATCGGAGGTCGTCGGAGTCGGATAGACTCGGAAGGTAGGACTTGAGTTGTGCTCGATGACGATTGCTCGGATCGGGCCTGACTGACTCTGCCAGTTTGAATCTACAATCTGACCACTGACTACTCGATTCTCGTCTAATACGCTAGAGGTAACAATCGGAATCTCAACGGAAGTATTCTCGATCCGAGCACGCTTGAGGTTCATCAGTGGCGGATTGGACGGACGATTAAAAGAAGAAGTAGCTTCTACAATCGTTACATCGGAAGTGACTATTGGAAACTCAGTAAGCCGGATGAACTCATGCTGAGCGTCATAGAGATACTGACGCAACTCCGGTGCAGTCCACCGCTTACTAGTATTAGAACTGTAACTCCCATCCTGTAGTAGAGTAGTTACTCTATCCAGAATTTGTGCTTGAGTCAGGCTCATTCTCCCCTACGTCTAGAGAGTGTTTTGTCTTTCTAGGTGCTCGTACTATTTTAGCTTTTGCTTCTGCTTGAGCTTCCATACCTGTAGCGGTATCGATAATTGTACCTTGAGCATCCTTAACAGGCATAATTACAGTAATCGGAAAACGTGGCCTCTGGTATCCTTCGGGTGGCTTGTAATACTGGGTCTGTGTGTACTCAGTAATTACACACTCTAACAACCTATTTATATGGACACCACTTACAATTCTAGCAGATCCTCTAGGAATTACTGTTGGAAACCCATTAACCGATACACTAACTGCTTCAGTCTCGTGGTGATCCCGACCCATTTCCACACGGATTACTCCGAAACCTGGGGGTACGGATTCCGGCTTGCCATCCCACTCAGGGGCAAGGTTGTGTCGGCTATTGACTGTATGATAGCGACCAGTGCCTGAGTTGTACTCACTCGAAGTCTGGTTTGGTACGTATGTATAATTCATAGCTCCACTTTAGAATCAGAGGACTACCGAAGTAGTCCTCTTAGTTATTATACGTAGCTCGTCACCTTTGTCGGGTGGACGTTCGCATCAAAGCGATAAACTACATAAGCATAGACTGCTCCGGTAGAAGCAGATCCAGCCGTGTTAATAAATGTGAATCGGATCGTTCGATCCGGTAGTGAGGCTACCGGAACCCACTTCGTTTCCATCTCATAGATTGTTTCACTGTTAGCAGCGTTAAGATCTACAGGATTTGTTGGAGTAAAGTAGTCTTCATCCGCAGCTACGCCTACACCTGCAAGGTGTCCTGCGTCTACGGTAACTACTTGGTCGAAGTCATTCTTCACAACATAGACAATCTTCTCGACAATCGATTCGGGCGGAACCGTAATGTCGAAATATTTTGTCTCGTTAGCCGTCATAGCTGTCACAGCAATGTGTTCCGTACACTGTGGGACATAGCTCATTTGCATCTTGTCAGATCGCATAGTCTTCTCCTAAGAGCTGGTAGCTAGTGCTACTAGCACTAGCTTAATAATAAAATTAGACGTTGGTACTATACGGAGCAGGAGGATTGTACCAGTTGGTTGCTGAAGTCGTTCCGGTAGTTACCTCAGGGGTAAAGGCCGAAGCAGCAGTCTCAATGGAAACCATCCAATCTTCGTTTAAGATAATAGAACCAAACATAAACGTATACCCCACCGTACCACGCTGGCCTAGAGGGTCAGTACCGCTAGGAGTAGGTCGTACTACCTTTGGTACAATGCTATCCATCCCGCCAATCGTTGCTGTCCCTACAGAGTCTCTAGCAAAGATTACAATCGGGTAAACATCTGTTTTACCATTATTAGTCAATACAGGGGTGTTTGCATGTGGAGTAGCACCAGCACCCTGAGAAGTGTCACCGTTTCGGTCAAACGGAACTGCTTGGGTAGTGGCAATAAAACGAATTCCGTTGTAGGAACCCATCTCAAAGTCCATCACATCTCCGCTAGCATACTTCTCAACTGGTACAAACCCTTCAATGTTCTCCAGGTCGTAGCGCAGATTCGGATGACAGATTGCAATGAATCCAGCACGGATCGGCTCAGTCGCTACATCAGGACTAGCAGCTAACATTTCGGTCATCTTCACGGCGTCATTGTTCTCTAGGAATCGAATAGCCTGATCGAACTCTTTACCCGTAGTAGATAAGATTCCGTTAACATTATCTCGTCTAGTTACTGCAACAGCAGGGCTAGAGTTAGATCCATCATTGGTGTAGATCACGTTAGCAGGGGAACGGAAATGCTTATAAGCTAGCATGTCCATTGTCTCGGCTGCTTGGATCGCTTGTCTGTCACTAATGATACTGATGTAAGGATCTTGTCCTAAAAGTTCCATCAAGTCTGTCACAGGCGTGTAACGTCCGTACTGACGGATAGAATGTGAAATCACTTCAGATTCTAGCGTGTCGAAATCAGGAGTTACACCCTCGCCTAGTGGGGTAGTATTGATCGGGAACTTCTTATATCTACGATGTCGAATCGTGTTGCCCTCTCCTGTACCCTTTGAATCCTTCTGAGCGAAGCGAGCAAAGGTTAAATGTTTTTGGGCAATCGGTAACATCTTTGACTGAATCGTCAAAGCATCCTCGGTGCTCAGATCTCCGTAAAGAGATCCAGCTACCGTTGTATAATTAGTAGCTGTAATAGCCATGTCTTCTCCTATGCACTTGCACTAGTTAATTTGCTCCAAAACGCTAGTTTGTCGTCCTGCGACTCCACTCGTCTTGGAGCTTGATTACGTACAGGTGGCTTTGAGGGCATGGGCCGACTAGCAGCTACTCGCCTAGGATTAACTGCCGGAGCAGGAGCTTCTTCGGGAGGGCTAGGTCGGTGCGCCTGATCAGGGTAGTCGTATAAGTAAGATCTTACTAGATCCACAAAACCTACCGGATTCTCAAAGTCCAACACTGCATTCTTACGACTCGCACTACTTAGCACCCACTGAGCAAAGTCTGGATCATCCAGATCTAGCTGAGCAGAGTTGGTAATGCCTAGTTCTTTGTTTGCTATTGCATGACGTTCGTTGAGCTTTTGCTGTACGTACTTCTCATGCTTCGCTTTGCGTACTTCTTGAAGATCTCCTTCTATCGCTTGGTTCGCTCGACCTAGCCTATGCTGGATCAAAGCGTCGATTCCTTGAAACAATTCGGGAAATGTCTCGACTTCTTCTCGAACAGTTGGTGATAGCTGATCCATAATGTCGGAAAAGATCGCATCCGCATTTGGTTCTGCAGTATTCTTACTACTCTCACTAGTAACTGGTGCTTGTTGAAGCTGAGCTACTTGTGCTTTTAACTGTTCAATACTATCAGCAAGCTGCTTATTCTCCCCTTTGAGGGTTGAAATGAACTGCTGTGAGTCTCGGAATCGCTTTACTAGTTTCGGGTCGTTAACTAGTGGATCTGGAGTCTCTGGTTCTACTTTGGGCGGAGGGTCTGGCTCCCGCTCAGGTTCGGGTTCGCTAGTTTCAGCTACCTCTTCAACTGGTGTCGCAGGAATAGGTGCACTAGCTTCTTGACCTGTGAGCTTGGCCCATAATTCATCTCGATCTAGAGGGGTTTCCTCTGTAGTTTCCTCCGGCTGAACCGGATTCTGGTCTGTTTTAGTAGCCATAAGGTCTACTTAGCTCCGTTTGGTGTGACGTTCGGGGTAATCTAGCAGTTCTTTGAACGCTTGGATCTTCCCAACCCGTAAATTGTGGTCAGATAGCTGCTCCGGTGTCACCGGATGGGCTAATCTGTCCAGTTCTTGCTGCATTCGTAGCCTCAAATACCCGCTCAGGTGCTGCCACAGTCTGCTTTGAGCGAGGATTTGCAGCTCTTCCGGTGACAGGGGGTGATCCTGCCATTGGTAGTTGTTCGGGTGCTCCACTCATCCCTTCCATTTGCTGACTTTGTAGTAATCTTTGGCGAACTTGCGCCATTTCTTCCTTAATTAGCACGCTCAAGTCGCTAAAATCGCTAGGCTGACCTGGATCTACGCCCATTTCTAGCATTTTTAGCACTTTCTGGATTTCTAGATCCCGTCTCTGCTCTCCAATGGAGAGTCTTTCGTCTAAGCTAGCTTTCAATTTGACCTGCTGCTGCTCGATTTGAGCTTCTAGACCCTTGACTTTCGCCTCCATTTCTAGTTTTTGCTGCATAGCAGCCTGTTGCTGCTGCTGATCTCGCTGTAAATCCTCTGCAGTTTTTAACATTTCGTCAGGATCTAGCGAAAATGCACGTAACATCGGCTTGGCAAAACGATCAATCTTCATCAAGTTGACTAGTGCCGGAACATTCATCACGATTTGCAGGAATTGCAACATCTGCTGGTTATGAATCTCCTCTGCTACAAACCTCTCATAGCCTGTACAGATCGCTTCGGCATCACAATGCAGGTTTGGATCGTCGCTATCGACTAGTATCCAGCGGTATATCCCATCAATAGATCCTTGAAGTATCCGAGAAATGCTCTGAATGACAGAAGCTGTCTGCTTCTGGGAATTTGTATTGAGCAGGGACATCCCTGTGGCTGTTTTAGTCTGATAGCTAGCAGACTGACCTATCCCGATTGGGCTTTGACCACTAGAAAGATTGGCCTCTTTTTGCAGGAAGTTCATCATGTCCATCAAACCATGCGTCACATCCGGTATTACAATAGAACGGAAAGCACTATTGATGTCTGTACCTGGCAAGAAAGTGATCGGTTTCCCAGGTTCTAGGTTCTGGAGGTCAACTTCATGTCCGATTTGCGAAGGATCTACGGCTAGTAGCGGCATAGAAGAGATCTGTTTGCCTTCCACATACATAGCCATTGTAAAGTTTAGTAGGCTTTGAATGTCCCTAATAGACCAGAAGATCCCATCACCCCAAATACTGTGTGGAACTTGCTGCCAGTAGCCAAAATGATACGGTAGCATCCCATCGTAAGGGCTGATTGTAGCTTTGACTGTACGATCTCCTAGTACATATACACATACCGGAATGATCGTGAGGTCGCCAAAGTCAGACTTGTCAATAAATCCTTCCAGATCGTCTGCATCCAGAGTTCCCCAAAATTCTAAAAGCTCGTACTCCTTCTCCTCTTCCCCACCTGTTGTCTCCTGATGCGGATTGAGAGGCTGAGCAACCTCTGTTGTTTTGGTAAATACTCTGCGACCTAGTACATCGGAGATAGCATCCTGATCAAAACCTGTGTCTAGCGTAAGTAGCTGACGAACTTGTACGGAAGATAGTTGCTTGCGTTCAATAATATAGCTAACGTCGTTAATATTCTCCGCTTCTGGAGAGGGATAGATATCAAAAATAGAGACGAATTTTGCAGAGGGAACTAGTTCTTCCTCGATTGCTGATTCGATTCGCTGTAGACGATTAGCGTATTTACCTTTATATACTGGGTAGTTTCGATGTTGTAGTACTGGGGACTTCATGACCCCAGTCCCGTGTAGTATCAGCTCGTGAATACTCTTCGAGATCTCAGAAGTAAATTGGGTCTTGTCTAGTATATCTCGAATTCTATCTTCTATATTGTGTGCACGGTCTTCTAGAATTTCATCAATCGGTAGTTCTTTGCGGAGTTCAGCCAGATAAGTCTGCCTCTCCCTGTCCGTCATCTCAGCCATTCCCTCTGCAAACTGATGAATATCGCTAGGAATAAAGCGTGGGTATCGGGTCGGCTGGATAGTAAAAGGGATCTCGCCATTGCGGAATAGCATAGCGTTGATCTTGATGTGAGCAGAGGAAACCTCTCGTCGAGTAATCTGCATAAACGGCGGACGGTTCGGTGCACTATCCGTATCATAGGGCGTACTATCGAATTTTCCGTTAAACGCATCTTCTCCCGGTAACCATCGATCCGCCTCTATATTCTTGCGATAAGTACTAGCCGACTCAAACTTCTCTCGTACTAGCGTAGCAAGAGTATCACTGCGGGTTAGTGACTCGTCCACACTGGGTTCTGTGTTTTCGTCGTAGGGATTGTATGCCATAGTTAACTAGGAGCTACGTGCCTAAATAGGTTTCTTCTAGTACTAGTAGTGAGAGGAGATGTTTCAAAGCTATGTCGGTACGGGTGCTTCACTACTCCCCAGGCTGCTAGTGCGAGTGCCATCACACAGTCATCGTGACTTCCATGATTTGCTGCCTCTTTTCCATTTGCTAGTATAACAAAAGTCATCAACTCGTCAACTATTCTAGGTGAGTGAACTAGTAGCTCTTCAGTACGTAATAGCTCACGTAGTACATCTATTAGTTGTGGCCTAGTACGAATCGTTGTCAGGAAGCCTACTCGTTTTGTACGTTTAGCTGTTTTCTCGTCCTGCTTGATCTCGTTATATAATTGAGTGTAGTGATGCTTATCGAGCAATGCTCTCAATGTTACTAGTCCGTGGTTGTTTCGTTCTACTACTAACATAGCTTCATTATAGTATTGTGCTAGTGTTGTCAACTTCCAACCTAATAAATCAGGGTCAGTCTTTGTTCGCAGTAGGGCTACCTGCTCCATGCTATGAGCATCTAGTACTGTTGCTACTGACCAGTCTGTGTCCCGATCATTTATTTCTATCCCTCCGGAAACATCAACACCGATCCGGTAAGCTACTCCAGAAGTGGGTGGTCTGAAGACCTCAAGCTCCCCGAATTTATCCGGTTCCATTTTATAAATATAACTACCAGCCTCTGTGTAACGATTGACTTCTAGGTTATAGCGTTCCGGCTCACGCTCTAATTCTACTCTTTGGCGTATTCTTTCTAACAGATTTCGGTCAAACACCATCCTACCGCTGGCAAGGAAAGCTTCTCTAGCACTGGTAGGGTAATCTTGGTGAAAGTCTTCTAGCCTACCTTGACAATTGATATCGATAGCCTGTCTGCGCCAGTACAAGTTTTCTAGAGTTACTTTGAAACTGAAGTGACCTTCGTCTCCTAGGTCGTAGACAATCGTCTCATCAAGTAAACGTACTTCCTCTTCTCCTCCGTACCTGGGATCTTTGCCAAGCGATTCAACAAACTCTTCTTTTGCCGCTTTATTAGGAAACTTTTTCGAGTAGCTTTCAAAAACAAACCACGGGAAGAAATCCGCTTCGTATCCTGTGCTAGTGCTGTCATGGGCGTCCCAAAACATCTGATAAAAGAAACCGCCTACCCCTCGTGCAGTAGACTCAAAGATCACTTCCGTATTATCCGCTATTGCTACGTTTTTCAATAGTGCACTAGCATAATCTTTTGCGCTATTACCCCACCGAGACACTTCGGAGCAGTGGAGGTAGGAGATTTGATCTCCGACGATCTCTGAGCCTCCTGCTGTACCTAGTCGGAATCTAGTATTCAATTGCTCCCAGTGTAGCTCTCGTCTGCCGCTATACCCCACTTTAGGTTTGAGAGCAGACGGGTGGTTCCGCTCCATCGTCCTTACCATATTAAATAGGGTCAGATTTGTTTCATCATCGTGCGCTACAATTGCGATTCTTTTCTGCTTAGCAAAAGTGCTAGCTCGATAGTATCTTGCGAGGCAGTAAGTGGAGAGTCCACTTCGTCGTGGTTTGAGTACTACTCGACGTACAAAGCCTGTCCGTTTTAACTGCTCTTGGCACTTATGATGTAGTATTTTTTGTACGTTATTTAGCTCAAAAGGTATCAATTGACCTGAGCCAAAAGCCTCTATTTTAATAATAGTTTTATAGTAGAAAAGAGGATCATCTTTTAATTTCTGTATAAACTTTTGATAGTCTGCTTCTTTTGCCATAGGAGTCCCAAAAAAGTTACCGTACCCCGTGTAATATCAGAAAGTTATCAGCCTAACCTAAACGTGTGTGAAAATCTACTAGGGGAGGTAATAATATAATAGTACGTATGCGTGTGTGCCCCCAGGGGTATGCTAGGTAGGGAAAGCCCTAGCAGACCAGCAGCCCTAGCAGAACTAGTCCCTTTAGGGACTAACGGAAACAAACTTGACACTTTTCGTTGGTTGGCGGATAATAGTGGCAGATCGAGCAGGTCGGCTTGATCACGGCTAGTAACTAGTACTAGTCGCACTACCTACACGCCATTACTATGAGGTACTTATGGCTGCTAAGAAAACCACCGCTACGTCACCAGCTCAGCAAATTCTCGCCAACCCTAACGCCCTCGCTATGATAGAGGCGCTACTAGCGCAGCAGGGCAAGGTAGCTGCTCCGGCTGGTAAGACCGTGATAGCTACGCTGGAGGATAGGGGAGCTACGGCAGAAATCATCGCAGATCGGCCCCTAGAGGCCGATGAGCAGGGAGCTTTCGACCTAGCTATGGCGCACGGTAAGACTACCACCTGGGCGCTTAACGGCCTCCAGCTCACTAGGCTGATGAGCTACGAGGTCAAGCGTAGCGACGGGACTACCGTACGCTACGAGCGGATGGGTGGGAAGATGGGTAGGTTCTTCAAGAACATGTCCAAGTAACCACGCCTACTAGCTAGTGGGAGTCTCACGACTCCTGCTAGCTTTTTTTTATTCACGTGGCTACTACTAGGCGATTAGGTGAAACCTAGCTCAAAGTTTTAGCCTCTTACGTAAACGATTAAGCGAATTTGGAGCGATTATGTCCTACGGTTTAGGCTATGTAGAGGGTACTACCCTAGTGATGACAGACCACGATTTCTGCTCGTTGTGGCGTAGGTTTAGCCTTGAGCGGCCTACCCATACTACTAGCATACTTCACCCAACTAAGGAGTTGCGTGGAGTAGATAACCCTACGTGGGTGCAGCTAGCACCCAAGGACGGATGGGAGCCAGTTAAGATCGAGCTAGGTAGAAACTACCGAGCTAACGATGACGGACGGCTAGCCATCCACGATCAGCTACAGATAACTGGCACTGAACAGTATATGTAGCATAACCGTGCGGCTTTACTAGTGAGAGTCGCACTAGCATAGAGGTTAGTATGTTGAAGGATAGATACATCACCTACAGTACTGGCGATATACGGTTAGCAGCCGAAGTCGCTAGTCAGCAAGAGACCGTGAACTGCTCAGCTACCTACCGTGATGATGAGGAAACAGGTAGGGATACAGGCTGGGTACGGTGGACGTGTACTAGCAAGCGAGAGGCGTTGAGCCTTGTTAGGTACAAGCTACGAGACCGAGAAGTCTGGGAGCGACCTTGGGAGTACGAGTACTTAGGTACGACTAAGTTCGTACGTAAGAACTGGACTGATCCGGCTACGGGCTACCCCGTGGCTAACATTAACCTTGTTACTGCACGTAATGCTAACCTGAGAAGGTCAGGCTATACAGTAGCAATTCATATAGGGGAATATGCCTAAGAAAATTCGCATCGATCATCGTCGCAAGACAGTAGGCAACGCAGCTAGTATGAAAAGCTGGCTACGTACGGCTAAGGTAGTAGACACCGACCGAGACAGGTCAGGTAAGATACACTCTGCTATCTACGAGGTGGAGATGGGTAGACTGAGGCTGGACAAGGACGTTACCTTACCAAGTGATTTGGTAGGTAATGCTAGGTCTGGCCCTGTTGACCAGTTAACGTGGGTAGATCCTAACTACAGGTTCTACCGCTAATCAATAACTGTGCGATTCTCCTAGCGAGAGTCGCACTACATAGGAGCAGAGTATGAGATGGTTTGATCCACGAACATGGTGGCATTTGCTAGCAGATATGAAAAATCTACCGTGGGATATGCCGAATGATTGGTACTGGTTGTCCCACCCTGACTACGATGACGAGTTTATATCTGCGCCATTAGATAGCCAGTTCTCCCTGATAGAAAACCACGCTAGCTTTAACGAGGAGGAATACCTCTATCGAGACCGTCAAGCTAGCCTTTGGTTTATGGGCATGGAGCTAGAGGAGCACGTAATAGATAACGACAAGTACCTCGATTGGCTATTCGGAGGTGAGGCGGACGATGTACTAGAGCCACCTACAGAGGTGACAGTCGTATACGTACAGAACTAGCAACCAAGCGGCCCCTAGGGGTCGCATACATAGGAGCAGAGTATGACTAACTACTTAAACATAGAAGTAACTGACACCTACCAAGACCGATGGTCTGGTAACTACTGCTGGGTAGAGCGCAAGCAGGTCGAGCTACCTCCTAACGTACGAAGCCAGCACAGCATCGTCAGGCTAGCGAAGAAAGCGATAGGCTGGACGGGTATGCGGTGTGACGTAGTTAACTACGGTGACGAGTACCACATCGTACCTGTTAATGCGGCTATGATTGCCTACGTTCAATTCGGTTTCAGCTTTGAGCCAATCAACTGTGATTGCGAGTAGTTTAGTGCCGCTCGTTTAGTGCCACTCAGTCCTCACTCATCAGCTTATCTAGCTGATCCTCAAACGAGATGACTTCCTTGATAGAGTTACCATGCTTATTAAGGGAGTCAGCCATCCTAGCTACCAAAGCAGTGTCGCCTACTGATACACCATGCTTAGCTAAGTCTAATTGTATCTGACGTACATCGGATAAACTCCACTGCTGTGCCTTTAGGGTTAGCTGCTCGGCACTGACCCTTTCAAATAGCTTTAACTTATCGAATAAGGAGTTCAGCGCATGGATAGCCCCTCTAGTATCGTTCTCTTCGTCAGCTTTGTCGTACTGTTTTCGATACTGTTCCGCCGCCCATAACGTATCCATCTCTTGTAAAAGCTCTTGTCTACGTTGGGTAACTCGATTGATTAACTCTTTTTTGCTCTCTTCTAACTTGCTAATATTACTAGGCATTTCTAAAGTATTAGAGGTGGGAAGAAAATTTATTTTACGTCGTGACTCTAACATAAGGAATAGTATGTATAGATTACAGTGTATTGAAAAGACTTACAACAATAGAGCTACTGAATTAGGTAGTGAACTGTTAGGTGAGGACTGTATCGTAGATAAAGTAACTAAGTCAATAGACTATTTAGTAACAGTAGCTGCTAAGCTATGTAAGAAGTACCATATAGATTCTACTTTTAAAACAGATGGCAGTGGATACTTATTCAATTTAAATACGATTAACTATGGCCCACTATGTATAGAAAAGTTTTATAGTCTAATCATAACTAAGGATGATAAACCCTTGGATACTTATGCCAATCAAAACCTTAACTTTAAAATACTGAAAAGATCTGGTGTCCAACCAGTTGGAAGGAAGTTCCAGAAACTCCTCGCCAGACCAGCAACCATCAGGGATGAAAGAAAAAAGTCTTGACAGTTTTTTGTGATCATGTTGTAATGGTCGAGTCATTTGACAGAAATTTATTCTGTTTAAACATTAAGTAATACTACTCTCACTAGGAGTTGATATGGAATTCAAGGACTACCAAGTAGCAGTAGAAAAGTACCTAAAGATTGTCGGTGAAGATGCCGAGTACATCAGCAAACGCCTAGCGTGGCAGATATATAAGCTGGTTGAGCCACGGTTTAGTGAGCTTGACTACGCATTAGATGTACGAGTAACAGACTCCATCGTAGATGAGTTTGCCAAGAAAGATCCTAACTACGATTGGTCTTTCCCGAACGAGCGAAAGGGTGACCTGTACCCTATATTACATCAGGGATTAGTAGGCTCGGCTTACTATTCTAGTAGTGCGAGTAGCACTCCTAGTATGTGTCTTGCGTATTACCTTCTGCCTCGTACTTCGACAGGCTGGTACATACTGAAGCGCACAATCTACCAGGACTATGTTATCAAGGAGCAAGATGGATTGGCAACAGATACGGGACGAGTCGAAGGTAGTAGATCTGCGGCCTGAGCAGATCGAGACGGAACATGAGTTACCGTTCCCTGTTTATGTAAACGGGGAGATGGTATCGAGAGAGTATAGCAACGCTTACACCGGACAGTCCGTGCTACTCAATCCTGAGTGTGCTGCTGTCTACGAGGTGACGATGGCGTGCTATAACCTAGCAATGGCTGAAGCACGAGATGATCCTAGTCATTGGGGCTATGAGTACTACCGAAGAGGTGTTAAATGGATGCAGGAGTACTATATAGCTGAGTATATGGTACTCCTCGACTGACTTACGGGGGGCAGAAAGCAGCCAGCAATAGCAGTTTTCGTAATTTTCCTGCTAGCTGGTAAGGGATGTTGAGACCCAGTGCTAAGCAATACGAGTGGTGTAGTGATACCAGCAACCTCTATGGGATTCACTACTCTGGAAACACTCTACGCTGCTGCCCTCCCCTCCTACTATTTTTACTAACTTAATTTAATAGGAATTATTATGGATCAGACTCCTAACTACAATCTTATGTCCTGCATGGCTCTGAAAAAGATTATTTCTCAGAGAAAACTATTCACCCCGCTTACTTATCTTCAACGGATACGTAAGGAGGAGTGCATCGAGATGTTAGAGCAAGCGGATCGAGGGGAGCAGGTAGTCATACCTCAACGGTTGATTGAAGAGTACCGCAAGATACGAGAGCAGCCACCGAGACCTGCTACCGAAGAGGTAACCGAGGAAGAGGGTGGATTAGATGGTGAGGCGCTACTCGCTGAGATACTAGCTGGTAGTGGTACTCAGGAGGGTACGCAAGAGGAGGTCGATGGGGAGTTCGATGCGGAAGCTGAGCTTGCTGATATCTTTGGGATGGCTAAGCCCGAAGCGGTAGAAGCAGGTGAGTATACACCAGCACCGGAAGACGTAGAAGAAGACGACCTCCCCTACATACCTGTCGAGGCTACTACGGAAGCCGAGGATGACGAGACTCCAGCACCTAGTGAAGAGGAGTTGGCTAAGGCTAAGCAGGGTCAGCAGACTCTCAATGATATCTTTACTACGATTCTCAATAGCATTCAGCAAGTATCCGATAGAGTAGACACACTGGAAGCTAAGCCTGGTGTAGATACCGATGAGCTAGAAGCTAAGTTTGAGAAGGTAATGGAGAAGATGAAGGGTGCAGGTGGTGGTGGTGTTAAGCCACTAGTAATCGAGCAGCCGGACATCCCACCCGTAACTATTAAGACTCCTCATGCTAAGTTTCCTGAGTTGTTAAAGCTAGTCAATGCCAAGGTCAACTGTTATCTGGTTGGCCCAGCAGGTAGCGGCAAGACTCAGGCTGCTGCTCAGGTAGCACGTAGCTTATTCCCTGGGGAGAAGGGTAAGTTTGGAGCAATATCTCTGTGTAGACAAACATCGAAGGGTGACCTCCTAGGGTACAAGGATGTCAATGGTGTCTATCAGGAGTCGGAACTCGTCCGTATTTTCACCAATGGCGGAGTGTTCTTGTTCGATGAGGTAGATCAAGCTACCGATAGTATCATGAAGTTGTGTAACATGGCTATCGGCAACGGTGCTATTGCTACACAAGACGGACTAAAGCAGAGGCATCCAAAGTTCTACTGTATAGCTGCTGCCAATACATATGGGACAGGAGCTGATAGGATGTACTGTGGAGCAAATCAGTTGGATGCTAGTACCTTGAACCGATTCTGCTTCATCGAGTGGCCTTACGATCACGAGTTAGAAAACCAGATGATTGGTGTAGCTCAGCCTGATTCGCAGAAGTGTCCGCTCAAGAACGTTCCGTCACCTGCTCAGTGGCTACACGTAGTGCGAGTAGCACGAGCTAATATTCAGAAGAACCGTATGAGGATGGTCGTCTCTCCTCGTACTAGCTTGATGGGGGTACATGCTATCAGTGCAGGTAGCTCATTGGAAAACATGCTGGAGGGTTTCATCTATCAGGGTGCGGCTGAAGATAAGAAGAAGGTGGTCTTCGATCCAGCACGTGACTTTGCTGCTTAGCCGCAAGGCTAAGTGGTGGCTTACTAAACACAAATTAAGGAGTAGCTATGACACCGAAGCCAAGAGATTGGGATGACGTAGTACGTAGGCGAACAGCGAAGAGTGAGGAGGCATACCAGCGCAAGATGGATGCAGTGTTTAAAGCGTTAGGGATTGACCCGACAAAAAGTACTCCGATGAAAGAACTCAAGCTATTCACTGATCCGCCAGAGGTTCTAACGGATAAGGAGATCAAGGCATTGATCATAACAGGGCAAGCGAGCCAAGTATACGATGAGTACTATGAAGCCAAAATGAAGGAGAAGATATGAATAAATACCGATGTGTACTCCAGTGTACGTTCAAAGATCGAAGAGAAGGCGTGCCACTAATGGATGCGAAAGTGGAGGCGACAGTAACTATACACGGACACGATGAAGATGAAGTGAAATCGCTATTAGTTAGGGATGTTGCTTTCTATTTTCCTGAGTTAGCGGGCGAAACGTTACTTAATCCGGTAGTAACTTCAGTCACGAAAATAGAGGAGCAAGTATGAACGTATTTTATGTAGACCATGACCCGGCACAGGCTGCTCGTGACCTGTGTGATAAGCACATACCCAAGATGCTAGTCGAGACATGCCAGATGCTATCGACAGCTCATCGAGTATACCAACCAGACAAGGAGCACACCCAACGGTTATACAAGGCTGCCTACATGAACCACCCATGCAGTGTGTGGGTACGGGAAGCTAAGGACAACTACTACTGGGCGTACTTCCATGCTGTCGAATTGAACAAGGAGTTCACCCGTAGGTACGGAGGTACTCATGCTTCCGCTAGATTACTCGATGCACTAGCCGAGGTTCCCTTTGATCGAGAAGGTAGTACTCCGCCAGCATTGGCTATGCTGGATGGCATCAAGGCACTGACCTCTGACCCCGTAGAAGCCTACCGTCTGTACTACGTAATTGCTAAGCACAAGATAGCAAAGTGGAAGATGACAAAGCCACCAACGTGGTACGTAGAACTACACAATTATTTTATAGGAGGCGAATGACGAAGATTATCTACGAAGGGTATCCGGCTGAAGGTATCTATGTGCAGCAGGGTACTCAGCATCTGGTAGTTAAGGCTGAGACTACAATGGATTGGCTGAACTTCACTAGGAAACCAGGCTACCAACCTGTCGAGGATAAGAACAACTGGCTACACGGAGAGGATCATGGGCAGAACTCCTCGGCAGAGATGGGCTACGACGGGGACGCTTGGTATGGTACAGAAGACTACGACGCATGGATGGGGTTACTAGATAATGGCTGGGCTGAAGGTGCTGACCTAGCTGCCAAGCTAGCAGATGAAGTAGCTCCTTACATACAGGGTATGAAGATCGTAGACGAGCCGAAGCGGGACTACGAGGGCGACGAAGTAGACATAGATATGTACTTAGAGGGTGACCCTGAGTGCATGATTAACTATGAAGAAGCAAAGGTACACGGCAAGGCTAAGTTCCTGACAGTAGCTATAGATATCGGAGCGCTGTGTGATGTCAGGAAGGAGGCAATGATGTGGCGAGGGATCATAGCAGCAGCTCTAGTAGATACACTAGAGTCCAACGGGTTCCGGCTAGAGATCTTTGGCTACAGTTATGACCGAGGTAGGCGAGCGAGAGGTGCAGCATTTCATCGGGATAATTTAATTATCCTACCTGTCAAGAATGAGGATCAGCATATGGAGTTGGAGCGGCTAGCTTCCTTGATTGGACATAGCTCTTCATTCCGTAGGGGGATCTTCAGTGGCTTCGAGAAGTACCCTAAGCATATCTTTCAAGATTATCTAACCTTGTTTGGCTACGGTGCTAGTCAAAGCGGATGGCCTACTCACTTCCCTGCGGATGTATTCATTGGTAAGGAGTGCTTGGCCCATGATGCTAAGAGTGCAGTTCAAACCTTCCGGCAAAAGCTCAGTGAGCTACCGGATTTTTATGAGTACCTACAAGAAGAGCGAGGTGAGCTATGACCCATCAGGAAAAGATAACTGCGGATGCTATGGTTGTTCGGCTTAACTACGATCAGTCTAGCCCGTTCTACAAAATGACGGATATGAGGGAGTTCTGGAGTAAGCCCATCGAATACAAAGCACAAGTAGCTGAGTTATTGCCTAGCGAAATCGTTACTCATATAGAAAACCTCTATGCGAAAGGTGAGCTATGACATTAGATACACAACTAAAAAAGTTCTGGCGTTTTGGTGTACTCGATCTCGACCCAAAGGTGGGTAAGTACTTAACGTGGGCTACTTGGGAAAAAGTACCTGAGTCTTACCGGAAAGATTTCCAGAAGCTGATTGATAGTGCGAGGACGGATTGCTGTAGCGCTAGTAAGTGGATCAACGGTAAAAATTACTCATTGCATAGGATGGGTGACATCAGGGAAGCAATGGATCTGCAACCTTTGACTAAGAATGGTGAGATGATTATGTATATTTTTCGGGACGTATGGAGAGGAGTTCACCCGTCTAGCATGTTGGGTAGGTGGACAGAACCTATCGAAACAAGGCCAGCAGTGCAACCGACTCCTGTAGTAAAGGCGAAACCAAAGGCTAGACGCAAAAAGAAAGAGGATACCGTGCAGGTAGCAGAAATGATCTCTGATTTTGCTGATTTACTATAGGGGTGTTGTATGCAAGTTAATAAGGTTAGAATCCGAATACCTAGCGAAGTCATTAAGCAAAAGGTAGACAAGCAGATCGAAGTGAAGATGGTAGAAGATGCTTGCGATATGGAGTTTGAGTATCGGCTACCGATCTCCAGTTTCCACAAGCTAGTCAATGACCACGAGGCGGACGATGATTCGGAGATGCTGGTTCGTAAGCTATCCCATGACGAGATCGAGCTGCTCTCCCGTATGCTAGAGATGTTACCCCTGGTAAGTGAGGATCGTTTTGCTGCGTTCCAGACTAGGGAGCACATCTACCAGATCGTACTGGAGCGCAAGGATTTGGAGTGGATGTATGAGTACATCAAAGCTCAGAAACAACTGGAAGAATCCGAAATGTATAACTAAAGGAGCAGGTATGAGTGAGAAAGTTATTAAGTTCCACCCAAAGATTCACAAGAAAGGGGAGCTACCTGATAAAATAGTACCTGATGGTAGCGAACCTTCCGGTGGTGACCCGTTTCACTTGCCGATATCAGATACTGAGTACTTGTATGGGTATACTCAGGTGATTGACTCCCAACTGCACATCTACGTGGAAACATTTCACGGGTACGAGCCGATCATTACGGTAGGTGTGGTCGATAATAGTCTATGTACTACCACTCACGCTTTAGTTTACGGGATGCCTGAGCCGCAGACAATTACTAGACACCTGTTTACTAACTACAAGGAGAGCAAGAAATGATTTTATCCGATACCCAACTAGGACAGTTCGTATTAAATGACGGAGTACAAGGGAATGTAGGGGTGTTCCACCCGACACCTCCTTACGTGCCACACATCGGCCCTGCGTCTATCGACCTGACGTTGCATGAGAAGGTTCAGTTTATCAAGCCCAACCCCGTAGTCCAGTACCAGCGAAGGCCGCAGCCTCAGTACAAGACAGTAAAGCTGGTAGATTCTAGCGAAGATGATAGGCTAGTCTACCTCGAACCTGGAGAGTTTTGCCTAGCGAGTACCCACGAAAAGATAGATCTCAGCAATGAGTATGCAGGGTTTATCGTAGGACGTTCTAGTTGGGGGCGACTTGGGTTGCAGGTAGAAAATGCTGGGTTTATAGATCCAGGGTTTATGGGTAGGGTAACGTTAGAGTTGATTAACTTTGCGCCTTACCCAATCCCCTTGATACCCAATACTCGTATCTGCCAACTAGTACTATTCTCATTAGATAAACCTGCGGTGCAAGGATATATCGGGAAGTACCAAGGGCAAATGGCAGCTACGGTTTCTAGGATTAGTGAGGAGTTATGACGACGAACCCCTTTGTAAACAGGGTAGAGCGGGATACGAACCCTGCGTTCTATGCTGTATTGAATAGTGGTGGCGTACTATGCCGTAGTTGTGTGATCGGTGAACAGCATCTAATATTAGAAGCTACTGAAAACTATTTACAATCAGGGTGGGATCAGAGTGGGTATTTTGTTCTGAATATAGAAGAGAATACCGAGGACTATAGCCTACGTTGCAGTCATTGCAGTGATCTTATCCCCCGAAATAAGGGGTGGCAGAAAGGGTGACACTTCTCCGATGGGTGACACTTCTTTTCCAAGCTCAGTCTAACGTTCAGTGTCTTGGCTTTTGTTGTCGTCTGTTTTTGTAACGTTGTTGTCACGAGATGTGTCACCTTTTCGAGATCTGTCATCGAAGTGTCACCCCTTCCAGCCCAGTGTTTCTCTGGCCTTGAGGGAAAAAGGTGACAGATGACAGATCTTTCCAGAAACTCTTCATGCAACTTGAAAGAATATATTCTGTTTCAAAGGTTATATAGAAACCTTTCCCGCAGAAGTGTCACCTGTCACCGACCCCCCATTTCTGCAATGAAGTGTATTTGTACTGTTGACTTATTCCGTCAAGAGAATGTATTATATGTGTACTTTATCTTTCCTCGTGTAATCGTCTACAACTCCTAGTTTTATTCTCACTACTGCGATGCTTAGCTTTACGTTGGGGTTCCCCCCATCTTTGAATAGTTATTATAAAAAATATAACAATCGAATAATAATATCCAAAGCAGGGAAAGACTACCAAGAACAAGTAAAGTTACTAGCAATGGGTAGGCCAATGTCTTTTGTATCAAAAGACAGATTGCGTATGGATATGCTGGTCTACCCTCCCGACTTACGTCATCGTGACCTAGATAATTTACTTAAATGCACCGCTGATTCTTTACAGAACGCAGGGGTATTCCCCAATGATAGCCAATTAGATTGCCTCCATGTCGTACGTTGTAAGAAAGACAAACATAATCCTAGAGTCGAGGTGACCCTATCCTTATTCGAGATGGAGGATGTACTTTGCAGCTAGACACCATACTGGTTCGAGTACTTACAAAGTATCGTGAGCGAGCTACCAAAGGACAGGAAAAATACGGAACAACTCTAGATAGAACAGACCTAACAGCCCAACAGTGGCTCCTCCACCTGCAAGAAGAGCTAATGGATGCCACCCTATACTGCGAGAAATTGATGAGTCCTAGTGAAAACCTACAGAATGCTATCAAACAAGAGATCGATTCTTCTCTAGAAGAACACCTGACTAGGGCCAACACCCTAGCTGTAGTTCACCAACGTCTTTGGCTACGAATCCTAGATAAACCAGGAGATCCTAGTAGCTATCAGTACACCCCCGACGAGATGAACCTACTTAAAGAGACTGCCTTGAGCTACCTGAGTGGAGATATGTTGGGAAAGTCAACCACGAGTTAATAGAGTGTAGTTTCAAGAGACTATTAACTGCACTGGAGTATGCAGTTGAGCCACTTTTCACGACAAAAGAAGTAGCCGATCTCGTAGGATGCTCACATCTGCTCATACGCCGATGGATTTCCAGAGGTAGTTTACCCTACGTCGAACTAGGAAAGTGGAACTACGTCCGTCTGAAGGATCTGGAAATCCTATTGAAGACGGGCCGACCTCCGAACCAAACAGACCGTAGACGTAGCACCTACTCCCAGTTATCTGGTAATTCCCCTGCGGAATTACGAACAATGCTATGGACACGGTACGTATATACTATGCGTAAGGAAGAGGATCGGAGGAGAACAACAGGGTCGACCGAAAACGAATACCCTACTTTTTTGGAATGGCTCCAAACAGGTGGGAGAGAAACTCGGAGGGCATTACGCAAGCTGGAGTCCCAGCTTAATGGCGTACCCCTGTCAACTTTTTTAGAATCATTGGAGGACAAAGAGTATACCCAGACTCTCTGACAGGTCGATAGCTAGAGTTTTAATTAGCGTTGTGGACTCACGGTAAATAGTAGACGGAAGCTTGAGGGAGCCTCCATTATTTTATTTACGGCTATCGACCTGTCAGAGAGTCGAGCAGGCAGACAGGCGTTACCTGCTTTAAAATCCTTATGCCTAGACGGTTTCAATTACTCTGTCGTCTTTAAACTTAATCGAGTGCTGAATACCTAGGAGCAAGATGCTTAGCCAAAACCAAGTTCAACTACTATCTTTTAGTGGAGGTGACGAGTCACACGCCCGAGCAGCATGGGTATCTACTTCAACAGATCTTACCCAACACAGACATCGAGTACCAGAGCTATTATCTTTCCTTGCAGCAAACGATCACGGCTCACCCTTTGAGCACAGTTCGTTTACCTTTCATATCCGTAGCGATCTAGCTACCCACATCCAGTTTCTCAAGCATCGGGCTGGAGTCAGTATCAATACGGAATCCGCTAGATACAAGGAGTTAACAGACGATAGCTTTTACTTACCAGGCGATTGGCCTGACGAGGCGAAGCACAGGGCTGCCAGGCAAATAGAAGACTGTATGAGCGGATACCACAAACTAGTAGACGAGCTGACTCCCGACATTGGTAGGAAGCGTGCGAAAGAAACAGCTAGGTTATTGATACCTTATGCACACCAGTTGAGTTACATAGCCACCTTTAACTTCCGTTCTTTTATGCACTTTCAGAAACTACGCAATAGTGAACAGGCCCAAGACGAGATCGCTACCATAGCAGACGAGATGCTTGAACTACTGCGTGCTACTGGGATGTATGAAGATTCCCTTATGGCTTTTGGTTACTGAAGACAAGCTAAGGCTGCTCTCATATCGGATTGATCCGAGTAGGCGTAGCGTTCAGTCGTAGACGTTTTGCTATGCCTACAGATCTCAGCAATCACCGGCAGAGGAACCTTTGCCCTCATCAAGGTAGTCACTAACGAAGCACGGAATCCGTGTAGTGGCTTAACTTTACCCTTGAGTCCCAACTCTTTTACTACTGGACGGACGAGTTTAGTCATTGCCGAGACATCGCAAAAAGCTGGATGACCCGAACCTGTGTCCAAGTAGTACGTCTCTTGAGCATCACGAGCCGCCAGATCCTGTGCTAGAAACTCCTGTAATGGTTTCGGTACAGGAAGTATTGCAGCTTTGCCCTTCTTTGGAGACCAGTTTAGTTCCGGTACATGACGGATTAGGATTTCCGATTGGCTCAGAAATATATGACGAAGCGGCAGCGTCCGCACTTCCGAAGCTCGCAATCCTAGATAGCGCAACATCATTACCATGCGTAGTCCATTACGGTTTCGCTCCGACATGGCAGCTTGGATATGCTCAAGATCCGTGAGGCTATACACCCCTCGTACCCGATCTTCTTCTGCTACATTTTTCAGAGTGATCTTCGGGATGAGTCCCTGACTATGCAGATAGTTTAGATAGATCCCGACCATCCGCAGATAGCTTCTCGTTGAGTTACGGCTCAGTCCGTCTGCGTCACAGCGTTTAATAAATTCACTGCTACTATTATCCGCTAGACTAGCGAGTTTTAGATCTCCGACAATCTCAATGAACTTGAGAACCGAAGATCGATACTCTTTCCTAGCTTTCTCTGTTCTAACCGTTAGCTGATTGATCCAGATTTCTACCCATTCACTCATGCGTAGGTTAGCAACCGCCGTATTATTATTTAATGAGGCCTTTACTTTATTAGCTATTTCTTCCAGCAGACAATCGATCTCTAGCTGAGAGCGTCTGCGTCTGCCGCTACGTGTGCTTTTGAACTGGATGTCATCGTCGTCGGCTAGCTTTCTAAAGAGCAAACTATTTTCAGTATGTACTCGTAGATACCAGGCCTGACGATCTTTTCTATAGAAAATCTCCTGTCGTTTACGTGGCATAGGACTCCTATAGACTCTGAGATTTTAAGTATTCGATATCCACTGCAATCTGATTCAGCTTTGCCATGATATCCTCGTTTGTAATGCTCCTTCGTGGAACAGTGTACGTGCTCTCTCGCTCAATCGTTTCGATCTCTCGCATCATGTGCTGAATATTCTGAGGATCTAGCGAAGACACCTTGGCTAGCATAAGAATGTAGTCTTCATCAGGAAACTGTATCCCACGCTCTAGCCGACTAATCCGCTTTGGATCGGTACGGAATCTCTCAGCTAACTGCTCCTGAGTCAAGCGTGATTCATGTCTAGCTTCTTTTAACTTAATACCCAATTGAATCCGGTTCATATTTGCTCCAATAGTTTTTACTTATAAATACATAGGTTCAGCTTTCCAAATGAAGCCTTTTCCTTATCAACTACGAGTAGCCCAGCACCTTGTCGCTAACAAGCGAGTGATGCTGGATGCAGATATGGGTGTGGGGAAGACCATCATGTCCCTAACAGCCCTCAAGCTATTGCAACCGGAGAGGACACTAATCCTCTGTCCGGCAGTAGCAGTAGCAAACTGGAATGCAGAGATCAAAAAGTGGGGCTGCTTCCACCTATCGATTCGGGTTCTCTCGTATGACAAAGCTCGCACGACTAGCACTCTCTCCACTCTAGTAGAGTGGAGGCCAGAAGTACTCGTGCTGGACGAAGCACACTACTTAAAGAATCCCGAAGCCAAGCGCACCTTAGCCATCTATGGCAAGGGAGGTCTGGCGCATGTTGCAAAAAGGGTATGGCTATTGAGCGGTACGTTTGCACCCAACAACGCTGCGGAATATTATCCGCATCTGCATTGCCTCTTCAGCCATCTCCTTCCCGATAAGGTGGAGAGTTACAATGCATTCCTAAACTACTTCTGTGTAGTACGGCATGATCGTATCCAGGCCAGAGGCCGGACAATCACGATACCCAGAGTCTTAGGCAATGCAAATGTAGCGGAGATGAGGGATATCCTAGCACAAACAGGCGTGAGGATTCGTGCTAGCGAAGTTCTTCCAGAGTTGCCGAAACTAACGTGGGCCACTCTCATGCTCGAAGGTTCTAACTTAAAAGGTTTGAGAGAACTGACTCGTGAAGCGGAGCGCTATCTGGAGTTAGTACAGCAAGGTATCCCAATCCCTCCCGACTCTCACCTTATGCAACTAAGAAGGCTACTGTCTGAGGCCAAAGCCACAGCAGTTATAGAATGGTTACACGATTACACTCAGCATACAAGAAAAAAGCTAGTAATATTCTCACAACACATCAACCCCTTATCCAAAATCCACCAAGCTTTTAGCAGTAGTTCGTGCTTACTAAATGGAAGTACTCCTTCCAAAAAACGAGGAGAATTGGTAACTCGATTCCAGAATGATCCTGACTGCCAATTGTTTCTTGGACAACTCATAGCCTGTAACACTGCCATCACCTTAACGGCAGCAAGTCGTATCCTCTTCCTCGACCTATCCTTTGTACCAGGAGAGAACGCACAAGCCGCCGCCCGTTGCCATCGAGTAGGGCAACACCAGCCTGTCTTAGCACAGGTCGTCACGCTACCTCATAGCCTAGATGAAAAGGTAGCTGAAGTTCTTGTACGTAAAACGCAAATGCTAAAGGAGCTAGAATATGCAGAACCATGCTGACGATTTAGAAGAAGAGCTGCTAGCGATCAAAGCCTTATTGGATGAGATCAATCGGCGCAAAAGGTAGTACTATTCTCACCACAAACGGAGTATACTGTCATGCAACTACACGCCTTATCCAAAGAGCTGGAACTGGAACCGACGAAAGCCTCACGGTTACTGACCAAGTTAGGCTACGGCAACAGTTTCCCCAATGAACTAGACGGAGACATGGAACTACATTTACGTACCGTCAATGACATGCTCAACCGAGGCTTCACGATCAACGATGCCGTAGGGGTCGTCAAGCGTCAGATCGACGGACTAGATGCAGACGATCCCGAAGAACCACCACCTCCTCCGGTTAGATTTAAGAAACGAGGCAGACCCAAGGGGTCTAAGAACAAGAGTAAAGACCCAAACGCTAATAAAACTTGGGATGAAGTCTGTTGGGAGGCTCAGTTACGTAGGTGGGAAGATAACCCAAGCTACCCAATCGGAGTAAAGATTAACTACTTACAGAATAAGGTTGTACGAACTGAAGAACAGGAGCAATGGCTAAAGAAGTTACAGGCCGAGGCTCAAAGAGAAGAGCGTAAACGGTTATCTAGTAAACCAATACCAATATGGGAAGCTATGAACAAAGCAGTCGAAGAGACAGTAGACAAAGCACCAAAGGATGCACCGGAAGATACGAAGGAAGGACTCAAGCAATTGCTTTTAGACATTTGCCTCAATCTAGTTTCCCAACAAGATGCTAGAGCCTTTGAAGCAAACAAGGAACGCTGCCTTTCCTTGCTACGTAGAAACAATGCAGGTCAACCACTAACAGTAAACTAAGGAGCACTCAATGATACCTGTCATTAAAGATAAAATACTCGATAAGGTTTGGGATCTCTACCGGGATCACTTATTCTACCAACTCAATAATCCCGATACAGGTGATTTCGGAGAAGAAAATAGTTGTCCTAAGTGTGCACTGGAACATGCAGTAGGGAGAACTGCCTTCTTTTTTGAAGCGGAAGACGTAGTACTAGAGGACATCTACAACATCGTCAAAACTCTAAGGGAGCAGCCTGATGAAACTAGCACAGACGACAACGGATGACTTTGTTAAACGATTACACCACTACAATGAGAGTGAACACTCATACTTGTCCGCTAGTAAGATGGAGATCTGGGGTAACTGCCCTGGAGCAGTGGAGCTAGCGGAACGTATCGTGTTACCCAACCAGCCCAGCAGCTACGCCATCGAAGGGACGATGGCCCACAAACTAGCAGAGCAGACTCTTCGAGGGGACATCGAGATACCGGAAGACGGACTCGAAAAGCTAACGCAAGGTGATCCGGTTGCCAACGACTTCCTGCCATCTGTGGAATACTACGTAGATTATGTGATGGAGAGAGTACGGGAGCTACGGGCCGAGTATCGTAGAAAGAAAGTCAAGGACGAACCTAAAGTAGCAGTAGAGCAGCGAGTTGGCCTTAACCCTCTGCTAGATCGTGACCCTTCTGGTCATACCTTGATCAACATGGTCAGCATGTACGGAACCGTGGACTGTGTGATCCGTGCAGACAAGGGAACATGGGGGTTGCCGCTTGATATAATCGACTACAAACACGGGGCTGGAGTACCAGTAGAGATCTGTGATGACTCAGGCTTCGGCCCGAACCCACAACTTATGTACTATTTACTAGGAGTACTCGCTGATGATTTTAGAATTCCTGCCGACTACGGCTTCACCGAGGCATACCTCAAGAAAAGGTATAGCCGCTACACTATTCACATTGTTCAACCACGTGTACCGGGGAAAGGAGGTAGCTATGAAGTAACAGTAGATCAAATACTACAGTTCTATCAGGAGCTAGTTGACAAGAGCGCAAGAGCGTTGAATCAACACTTAGCCCAAGACATCGATGAACTCAGCCTTAACACAGGAGAATGGTGTCGTTGGTGTCGGGTAAAAGACTATTGTCCTAAGTTTTTAATGACGCAAATACAAGAGAGCATGGAGGACTTTATGCAGTTCGATATGATGGAGACTGGAAAGATCGGTAAGAACGTCGATGATCTTGACAATGGTCAGCTTTCTGATATACTGACAAAAGCTGAAAGAGTGGAGCGAATGATTCGCTTAGTGCGGAATCATGCAGAAGCTAAACTATATGCCGGAGATAACATCCCTGGCTTTGGACTAGTAGACAAACGAGCTACAAAGAAATGGTCAGACGAGAAGCTAGTACTTGGGATTATGAAGCGTCTCAACATCGACCCGTTCAAGTTCCTCAACCTGCCTTCTCCGAGTGCTTTACTGAAAGTACTACCGAAGACAGTAAGTACGGAACTGAATGACTTAGTAGTCAAAGAGTCTAGTGGTAAACGCTTAGGCAAACTTCGAGAGGAAGGATGACCAAGAAAGAAGTATCGATCAAACTCAACGTAACGAGTGAGACAGTCAGAAACTGGATACGTGATGGCGTGCTAGTTCCTGACGAGAAGGGAGAGTTCAAGGCCGAGGACGTTATGGCTTTGGATACCTCCAAGTACGAAGATAGTTTCCGATGGTGTACAGTCCAGCAAGCAGCACACTTACTGGGACTCACCCGTGCAACTATCTTTACCTACTGTTCTAGCGGCACTCTGGTTAAAGAGAGTATGCGAGGACGTAGTTTCATTTCCCTTGCCAGTATCCGTGACCATCTGATGATGGAGAGCAAGCAGATCACTGGTAAACTTAATAATGTTGTCGCCTTAATGGAGCAATGATATGTCAGACTTTATCAAAACCCGTGAAAAACTAACTACTCCCCGTGGCTTTACCTACTGGGTGACCATCACTGATCCACTTCCGTACAATGAGAAGTTCAAGAAGCAGGAGGATCAGTACAACCTGCAATTTATGATTGAAGATGGGCAGGATCTCAGCAAGCTACAGGAAGCGATTCTTCGTGTAGCCAAGGCGAGTTGGCCCAAAGGCGTGAAGGACGCTCGCCAGCATAGCGAGACGAAAGGCCAGACCTTTACCGTAGCGCAAGCGTTCAAGAAGCGCATCCTCCACAACCCCTTGTTTACTGATATCTCAGAGACAAGCTACCCCGAAGGGTCTGTGTACTTACGAGCCAAGTCCTACCGCAAGCCGGTCTGTGTAGATCACAACCGTAACAAGATAGACAATAGCTCTATCGGTATCGGAGACGAGTGTATCCTCAGTCTCTCCATCTATAGCTGGGAATTCTCTGGAAACGTAGGGATCAGCTTTGGTCTGGAGGGTATCCAGAAAGTCGGGCAAGGTCGTGGCATTGAGTACGATCCGACCAAGGATTTTGAGAATCAGGTAGTAACCGAGGTTACTCCTGCAGAGCAAGGCGAAGAGTACATGGTTGCCTAACTACTAACTAGTACGACTCTCACTACAATAGGGCTATTTGGTGTAGGCCAGCATCCATTACTCTATTGCGGGGCTGAACCACAGGCTAGCTATGCTTCACGAGTTTGTAGCGTTTGTACCCTGCATGTAGTGAGAGTCTACTTTCTTTAGGAACATATGATCTCTTTCGACTTAGAGACTAGAGGTGTTGTTGACCTACGGAAATGTGGATCGTATCGCTATGCTATCGACAGTCTGACTGATGTCTGGTGTCTCTGCTATCACGACAGTGAGACCGATGAGTACCATACGTGGCTGCCTAACGATGACGTACCTCCCTGCTTTCTAAAATCAGACAATACCTACTGCGCTTGGAACGCACAGTTTGAGCGCAACATTCACCAGCACATCCTCCAACCTCGCTACGGTTTCCCTGCTATCGAGATCGAGCAATGGCACGATACGGCTGCTTGGGCTAGGCAACTCGGACTACCAGGAGCACTAGGCAAAGCAGGTCAGGCGCTAGGTCTACCTCTCGATCAGCAGAAGGACAAGGAAGGTAGCAAGGTAATGATGCGGATGGCTAGGCCACGCAAGTGGTCTGACCGTGGCGTACCGATTTGGTGGGATGAGCAAGAGAAGCTAGATGTCCTCATAGACTACTGCCTCCAAGACGTAAAGACAGAGAAGAGTATTCGCAATCTCTTAATCGAAATCGCTAAGTACTCTGACATAACACTACTTACCTAGGTATCCCATGCAGGAAATTGAAGTGTTTCACTTCAACGAACTGCTCAACGACAGGGGTGTAGGGGTAGACCTCAAAAGTATAGACAAGCTAGTATCCGTATGCGACGAAATCCGTAATGACTACGAGGATAAAGTCCGTGCGCTTACTGGTGGTATGGTGGATTCTGCGAAAGCAGTAAGCCAAGCTATGAAGTGGATCGCTAAGCAAGGCAAGCCTGTACCGGACTTGACTGCAAGGACGATTGACCAACTCTTGTCTCCTGAGATTGCCGCTACCTTTCCCCCTCAAGTTGTGCAGTTCTTGGAGTATCGGAAGATTGTTTCTAGGTCTTCCATTGCTAAGTTCAATGCCTTCCAAGAAACCGTCAGCCCTGACGGTAAGATCCACGGCATGATGTTCTACCACGGAGCACATACCGGACGCTGGACTAGTAAGCTCGTGCAGCTACAGAACTTCCCTCGTGGTAAAGCCAAGCTAGACGATACAGAGGTAGAGCTAATCCTCACCAGCCTACACAACAACGACCCTAGAGAGTTTATCGAATGGTTGGAATACAAGTGTGAGCAGGAGAAGGGCTGGATCTCTCCGATTGAAGTCATCTCTACCCTGCTTCGTTCGATGATCGTTCCTGATGAAGGCAGGGTCATGTTGATCTATGACTACGCCAGCATCGAGTCTCGTGTACTAGCTTGGCTAGCAGACTGTAAGGAACTCCTCGATGCGTTCAAGAAGACCGATAGCGGTGAGGTTAGCTGGGATGTCTACATGCTGATGGCATCCAAGATCTACAAGGACGATGTGGAATCCTATACCAAGAGCGATCCGAAGCGGCAGCACGGTAAGGCTGTTGTTCTAGGGTGTGGCTATGGGATGGGGCCAGCAAAGTTCCACGAGACTTGTGCTAGTCAAGGACTCACGCTTACCGAAGAGGAGGCTAACAACATGGTCTATAGCTTCCGTGACTCTTTTTCTGAGATTCCGCAGCTTTGGTATCGGATAGATTCCGTGATGAAAGAGGTAGCCAAGAAGGTGGATAGCTCCCCGATAAAAGCTACCGATAACATCTCCTTCTACCGAACCAATAGCTTTGTGTTTTGCCGACTCCCTAACGGCAGAGATCTAGCTTACCCCATGATGGAAGTTAAGAATGAACTTAACCCCTATCTAGGTAAGACCGTTGAAGCGCTCTCCTACATGGGATCGGATGTCCAACATCCTTGGTGTCGTAAAAAAATCTACGGTGCTAAGGCAGTAGAGAATATCGTTCAAGCAGTTGCTAGAGACCTGATGGTTGATGCAATGCTCAAGCTAGAGAAGGCAGGATTCGAGGTACTCTTCAGTGTCCACGATGAGATCGTCTGCCAGATCGACCAAGAGGACTATAGCTCCGAACGTGTCGCTCAGTTTGAAGAGATTATGACTACTGTACCTGAGTGGGCTACCGGACTACCAATTCAAGTAGAAGGAACGGCAAGTGCTAGATATAGGAAGTAACTATGCAAGCGGAAAAACTATTTCAGAACGGGTGGGCCGAGATCATCCCAATGGCTCCCCCTACTGCAACTGCTACGTGGGATGTGAAACCTGGCAAGCTAGGAAAGATACCTAGTGCACCTAATGGAGATGGGACATGGCATCTGATCCGAGGCCTAGACTACAAAGCAACGCTTCAAGATGCGAGAGAATGGGACAGACTTGGCGCTAACTTAGCACTTAGAACCAAGCACTATCCCGTCATCGACATAGACATCCTAGACGGTGAGCTAGCTGACCTCATACATAAGTATGTAATCAGTTTCCTTGGTGAAGCCCCATGTAGGTGGGGCAAGCGGCCCAAGTTAGGTTTAGTATATCGAACCACTAATCCTTTTGCAACGAAAGTCATTAGCTTTCGCTATAAAGATCAAATACATCACGTTGAGATCCTAGCAGATAAGAAGAACTTCAATATCGCAGGTGTACATCCCGAAGGATACACGTACGAATGGAGTACTCCCCTTACTGTACCGGAAGAACTAACGGAAGTTACTGAAGCGGATGTAGCAGAATTAGTGGTAAGTCTGGAGGAGAAGCTAGCACAGTACGAAGGGGTCGAACTCCTTAGCACTATGCTAGAGAAAATCCCTCAAGGTGGTGATCTGTCTGCACCAAGTGAAGCGGCAATCGTCAAGGCGTTGGCTCACATACCGAATACCTCACAGCTATTCCCTACTCGCAACCACCTAGTAGGGATGGCATGGAAGATCGCAGGGGCATTCGGTGCTAAAGAGCCAATGGATTATGAAATGCACGAAAACCCTGAGAAGTTTGAGCGTGCCAAGGATCTATTCACCGAGTTTGCTGGACGCTATGAGGATGGCTACAACTCACCGGAAGATATCGAGCACATCTGGAATTCTCTAGGTGCACCGACAACAGGCTGGGCTAGCTTAGAATTCTACGCAAAGCTCAACCCTGACTATATGTACGATGAGGTAGTGCAAGACTTTGAGGTAGTCGAGGTTGAGCCGAAGCCCCCTGTGCTATTCAAGGAATCTGAGAATGCTGCAATCTACACAACCTCTGGGTTATCTGAGCAGTTCATCCGAGACTTCCGAGGCCTAGTACGGGTACTCAATGCTACAAAAGGTATTGATAGACGCTACCTGATTCGTAAGTCTACTGAAGATAGCATGTGGGTACTCGATGAGAAGAACGAGATGCGGGATGCTATCCGTAACTACTGTGTTGCTCAGAGAGACGCAATCTTTCGGGCTATCCCTGACCCTGAGAAAGCAGCCTCTACTTTTCAGAAAGTCTGTGGTCACAAGTTCCAAGAGGATTTCCTCAAGCAGCTTACCTCCTATGCACGGATCAATGTACTACCCAAGGAGTGCAACACTGACCCTGACGTACTGAATACTCCTGCTGGATTAATCAGCCTCAAGACAGGTAGACCTGTAGCAGCCAGAGATTCACCTACCTACCACACCAAGGCCACTAGCGTAGCGCCTGACCCACGGTGTCCCATCCCCCTGTTTCAAGAGTTCCTAGAGTTCGTCACCAACAAAGACAGGGCCATGCAGGACTACCTACAGAAGTTTATTGGCTACTCGGCAACAGGTAGAACCAATGAGCAGCTATTCCTAATGGCCTACGGTGACGGTAGTACGGGTAAGGGGATGTTTGTTCGGATCATGGAGGCTATCTTTCATAGCTACCTGACGACCATCCCCTCCAATACTTTCTTAATGCGTAGAGGAGAACCCCACCCTACAGAACTCACCGAGTTTCAAGGCTATCGCCTAGCGGTAGTACAAGAGTTTCCAGACGATGCTGTCTGGAATGAGGCTATCCTCAAAACTCTAACAGGTAGCGATACCATCAAAGCAAGGAGGATGCACCAAGACTTCTATCATTATGCTCCCACCCATACCGTGTTCATGGTTAGTAATCGCAAACCCTCTATCCGTACCCTCGACTTTGCAATGAAGCGGAGGATACGCCTGATTCCTTTCAAAGTTAAAGCACCACCTGAGCTAATAGCTAAAGACATTGAGAAGCAAATAAAGACGCAGGAGTTACCAGGAATCCTAGCATGGGTTATTGATGGGGCTATGCGTTGGTACAAAGAAGGGCTAGGTACTCCACCCAAGGCAGTACTAGATGAGACGGAAGCGTACTTTGAGGCTGCTGATGACTTAGCTATATGGCTCAACGACAATACGATTGCCGATCCAGAAGGCTTTGCTCCAATCTCAGCGATGCACAAGCGATGGGTAGGCTATCAAAAAGAAGCTGGTGTTGCTGCTACCGATAGCGTCCGAATCTTTGGAGATAAACTAGAGTCTAGAGGTTTCCCTAGGAAACATACTAAGAAAGCTAGAGGACACGTAGGCCTACGTTTACGTGATCCAACCTCTGAAGATTCGGTGTTATGCCCCCACTGCTTAGGGATTGGTCACATACCTATAGACAAAGGAGATAAGATATGAGTCAAAAGTATGATTGGACGGAAGAGTTTCGTAAAAGTTGCATAGAGACAGGGAAACGGGTACGAGAGAATAGTGTCAAGAACACGAAAGAGAAGTCTACGATAGATGGTGAGAGCCTGTTTCTAGAAGAGATTAAAAAGTACCTAGCTGATGGTGGAACGATTAAAGTACACCCTACTCTAAGTTCTATCCCTAGTTACGATCTGCATAAAGATGATTCAGAATACTCAGCCCGACCAGAAAGAGGTTACGTATTTAATTCTGCTATGCAATACTAAAATAAATGGAGGGCAATTCGGTACTGAGGGACTTTAAGTTTTTCCCCCTTAGTTGCGTCTGGCAGAGATGCGGTATACCGTTATGCAATATGGATTACTTTTCATACGCTATCGATCCTACGCACCCTCCTTCTCTCACTACTCTCATTAGGAGCACCATGTCTTTTGAAGATCCGTGGGGAACTTATTTCCAAGCTGATGAGCAGATAGACTACATTCAAGCAGCCCTAGCACGTAACGCCTACGGTTCATCTTACGTGTACCGAGAGAAAATAAAAGAGCTGCAATCACTTAAAAACGTTAGGTATCAGTGTGCTATGCTAATCGGAATACCGATATCTGAGAATGCGGAGCATGAACGTTATGGGTAACTGGAGATCTGGTAGATACGGTTGGAGGGCAGAAGATCTTTCTGGTCAACGGTTTGGATCTTGGCTAGTAAAAAGCCGATCAAACAATAACCGATGGGATCAGATAATGTGGAACTGCATCTGCGACTGTGGATGGGAAGCTAAAGTCGCCGGAAAGAGTTTACGAGGAGGCGGGTCTACTAACTGCGGTTGTATTGCTCGTGAGAAACTTAGTAAACGAATGAAGCAAGAGTGGGCGAACAAAAAGCGGGCTGGTTAGGATTCGGTTGTGATTCAAAGCAAAGTATACCTAGTAGACGAGGCTTGTCTGCTAGGTTGATGGCGCGCCCACCAGGACTTGAACCTGGAACCTACTGATTAGAAGTCAGTCTTCTAGCATCTGTTTGAGCAATGAGATCAGTGAGTTAGGATTTCTGGTTGAGTTATGGTTCTGTTATTACGAAAAGGTACTACTCAAAATTTTCTTCAATTCTAGATAAACTTCCTCCTGTTAATCGAGCCATCTCCTCATAGATATCTTTGGCCTTCCTCTCATAGTCCTCTTTGATCCTCGCTAGCTTTTCATCATCAAGATTCCCGATCTTAGAGTAGCGTTCTACTTCACGGTTCATGGCTTGCTTTGCTTTTCTCAAGCGGAAGTTCAGCGTATTCATGCGCTTGCTCTGCTCCTCGCTCAGCTTAAAGCCGTAGGCGTTGAAACCTGCTGTCTTCGATAGCGCTTGCCAGATATTGTTGCGGATATTCCCTCTGCTATCATACATCAGCGAGTCACCGACAAGGGATTCCTTGTAGCCTAGCTCGTGCAATCCTGCATCTAATAGATTCATAGCTGTTCCATTCGACGCTAGCATTGCTGGCATCACGGAGTCGTAATAGAACTTAGCATAGGCTAACCACTTATCTGTCTCTGAGATGTCTGGATCATCTACAATCTCCCTTTGCTTAAACGGATCATAGCCGGATGCTGCCGCTACCGTCATGCTCCAGAAGGGTGAACTGAATGCACCCATTGTCTTTGCGGCATTGGAGAACTCAAGGCTGAGTAGTTGTTCGATTGCCTGAGCGTGACTAGCATATGGCAGGAGGTACTGCATATCGACCATCAATACATTTCCATTCTCGTCCTTGTAGGGGAACGGGAACATGAATGGCCCCTTCTTCTGTACCCAATCCGGCATCAATGCCTTGAACTGCTCTTCGTCCTCGTCCTCCAATCCTCTTGTGATGTACTGTGCTAGTCCATAATTTAATGCTAGCGGTACTGCTAGACGATGCCACTTGCTCGGAGACTTAATGATGTCTGCAAAAAACGGAGTAGCTTTGTATGTCCAGGTTACAAAAGGCATTCCGAAAGCAGAGCGTCGTACCCACCGAATTCCTTGACTGACTTCTGAGTAGTCAAAGAGTGGCTTGTTCGCCTCGATCAGTGCATCTGCTGCACTCATCCCCTTCTGATCCTGCATGTACATTGCAAATGCTAGCTTATTCCAGACCTCAATCCCTTGGTACAAATCCCCTGTAACTTCTCGTAACCAAGTGTACTTGCGATCTAGTTGTGACCCAGGTTCTGCTAGTGACTTCATCAACTCTAGGATATCTTTTGGCTCATCTCCTCGTGCTTCCCGTTCTGCTCGTGCAATCCGTGCTAGCGACTTACGGTCTAGTTGTCGTAGCTCATTGGCACTGAAGGTAGTCTTGACTAGCCCTTCTCGTTTGAATTCATTGTAGCGATCTCCTTTGTTTCTAATTTCTGATGCAGCTTTCCACAAATAGTCGAGCCGATGCAGAGGCATTCCTGCTAGGTGCATCATGATCAGGTTTGATACGATGTTCCTACCCCATGACGGGATGTTCGCTACAACCTTGCCCCACTTCCAGAAGTCTATGAACTTATCCTGCCGGACTGCCCACTCGTCATTCATCTTCTTGTATAGCTCAACGTCTCCTAGAATATCTTGATAGATCTCCTTCCTCAGTAGCATACCCCGAAACGCTCCGTACCGAACATCATCCGGCACAGGAACCCAAAGGCTAGGGTCGTAGTCAAAGTCTAGGTTTTCATTAGCCCGATCCTCCATCGACCTTGCCACTCTGCGGTAGAGATCTGCTTTATCCCCACTACTATTGTCCGCTAGATTTCTGATGCGCTCAGCCTCTGATCTTAGGAAGGAAGCGGATACCTGCTTATCATCCTGCTGGAGTACTGGCCCACCTAGTACATCTTGGGCGTTTAGGTTGGCATCATCTAGGGCTTGCTGAATAAACTCTGCATAGTTTACGGTGATGAATGAATCTCTATGTACAAAATCAAACTGAATGTCATCATCTAGCCTGATCCCTGATAGCGGCAACTCTTGGTTACGCATACTATCGATCCTAGTCTCCGGTGTTCGGCTAACCTGGGCTAGTAGCTGGAACATCTCCAGCATGGCTAGGTCACGGTTCGGTTGGATCAGTGCTCTAGCTGTCAGGAACATTGGATCTTTGACCTCACCCCAGAAGCTACGTAAGGCTTGGTCGATATCTTTTCTGCGGCTCAAGTAATCTAAGTTGGACACTGCTTTGCCGCTAGAGAAAGCGATCCGGTCATCCTCGTTGAGCAAGTACATTAGATACTTACGTGGCAGGTAATTGCCATCGTACTTGTCAAAGGACTCAGGAGATAGTAGTCCTGCTCGGACTAGGCTTAGTCCGGTCTGACTAATCTTCTCTCTTGCCTTAATGACATTGGCCTGTACATCCGGTGCTAGCCCGTCAATGATCTCCTGCCGCTCTGTTGCATTAGTAGCAGTGAAGGCATCAAATACCTGTTGGATCTCTTCGGTATCCAGATTCTCAAAGGAGGATGCTAGTGTACCGTAGGTCTCCTCAATCTCTCCAACTACCCCAGCAAAACGATTCTTTACCTGACGATAGAACTGAGCCATCTCAGGACTCAACCCTGCAAAGGGGTCGAAGAACTGGTGGATTTTAGCCCCTAGTTTCCGTAGTCCATTCTCCTGACTCATGTGTGTAGGGCCAAACTCTCCGGCTCTTTCACTCAATAGTACTTGTTGCTGTACCTCTGGATCGTAGTCGTCAAAGACGGTGTAGCCTTCCTCACTGACTGTACCTCGAACTCCGCTACGTAGCATAGCCTGAGCTACTGCCGTGGAGTCTCCTAGCTCTTGCATCAGGGAGTCGTGCTCGTCCTTAATCTCACTGAATGGTACAAACTCTTCTACTCTACCTCGTGTAACCAGCTCCGTAGGAGTTGCAGGAACTAGTTCGTTGTTCGCCAGAAACTCTTGGGTCAGGTAATTATTGATGAGCTGCTTCTGTACTATTCGAGCTGCATCCGTGTTGTTATCCGCATTGTACTTGTTGAGTGCCGCACTGAGTTGTACCTGCTCTGCTTCATATAGCTGACTCAACTCGGCAAGGGTAACTCCGGTAGTCGCTAGTCGATGATTGATGTCACGTAATGCTAGCTCATGATCCTTACGTTCCAGGGGTGTATCTGTAGTGTAATACTCCTGAGTCCCACCTAGGTTTTCCGTTCGATTGTAGAAATCTACTACGTCTTCGTAGGTGTCAAAATGTTTTCCGGTTACACCCTTGGCATTTGTAGTACTCGGTGCATAGTTCTCGCTCATTACAGTGTACGCTTCCGATAAACCAGACTCCGGTGTGACCACTTCTCTGAAGGGTGCAACGTAATCTACAGCAAAACGGTCAGGGATCTCAAAGCCCATCCGTCCATCGGCTAGTTCTTCCAAACGGAACCCGTAAGATTTGTAAGGTTCTAGCGAGAACAGCTTCCTCAAGGTAGCAGGAGTACGGGCATCCCCAGTATCTACTGCAACCCTAGGTTCTCCGGCATCTGCATAGTCCATTATGTGCTCTGAAAACAACTGGATACTTGCACTTTCATCTATTGCTTTTTGTTTATCCGTCAGGTTATCTTCCGCCTTTTTAGTTTCTTGGGGGTTCTTCTCCTCAGACTCTGTGGTTTTTGCTGGCTTTGCGACTTTAGGTGCAGTCTTAGTTACCGTACTAGCAGCCTTCTGTTTCTTCTTCGTAGCTCGTAGCTCCTTGTTGATATCCGAGTACATCCGAATCACAAACGCATCGGTAATCTTCTGCTTGTCTCTACCCTGTAACTTGTCACGTAGGTAAAGGTGCACCCGATCTATCAGGTTTAGCTCTTGAATCCCATCCTCTGTGAAGTTCTGTGCTAGCCACTCGTGTGCTCGGATAGCGGCATCCTGATGGTGGTTCTGGCTATTCGGTACAGCAGTAGTACCAGAAGGTTGTCGATATCTATTGTTGTACCAAGCATCGATCTCCTTCCGTCGATCCGTGTAGACTCGTTTCGCAAAATCATCATAGGATTTCTGGCTACCAAAGGTCTTACGTAATCCATAGTGTCCGATTGCCTCATGGTAGAAAACTCCAAGTCCTCTGCGAATCAAAGGCTTTAGGTCAGATAGTTTGAACTGGTCTGCAATGAAGATCACCTTCGGCCCATCTGCTCCTGGTACTACAGCGCCCTCGATCTTTGAGCCTTCCATTGTGCCGCTCTCTAACTTATCGGCAACCGCATCATTCTTGCCACGGTAGGCAGCTACTGCTTCTGCACGGTCTTTGAAGACTACGAAGTCATCTGCATTCAGACCCTTGAAGACACTCTTAGTCAGCCAATCTACTAGGTGTCTAAGTACATCGTACTGGTGTGGCTTATCTGTCCGGTCAAGTTTTGCCTTCTCAGTAGTGGACTCCTCACTCATTAACACAGAACCTTGATCCCCGTCTGCCTCTTTCTTTGCTTCCTCAAGTGTCGTCAGGTTGACAGTCCTAGGCTTGCCTCCGGTAGTAGAATTTAGCTTTGCTTTTGCAACTCCTTTGGCATTTGTTGATATGTTTTCAACTACCCAGTCCTCACCCTTGTATTTTACTGTGTCACCTACTTCTACTGTTGTTTCTGTAGTATCTACCTGATCTTCTGCTTTCGCCTGTTCCGTGAGACTGTTTTCGTACTGCTCCTGTAATCGTGCTAGCTCTTCGTCTACTGAAACAATAGGTACATCGGAAGCAGGGATAACGGTTTCCGTATCGGGTACGGAAGTGCTCATAGCCTGTTGAATCAGTTCTTCCTGCTGTCTCAGGAGGATCGGGTAGACCTCAGACTCGGCTAATTCTTCTGGAGTAAAGTCTCGTTGTAGGTCTCGAATCGCCCGATCAATCTGCCTACGTTGTTCAATCAGTGGCTGAGCTAGTTCCTCTTTGGTAGCAGGATCGTTCACCCGGTTGATCAGTTCTAGTATCCTGAGTTCTTTCTGCTGGAAGGTCTCTCGTCGAGTAGGTGTTGCCTCCTCCACAGGTGCTACAAAATCAAACTCGGAATCAACCCACTCACCAAATTCGTTAGCGGTAAAGTCGTTATCATCGAAAAGAACAATCGGCTGAAGGATACCATTGTCATCCAGCATTGCTGTCATAGCCTTAACGGTCTTGCGCTCTCCGGTCTTTCGGTTAACCGCAATACCCCCTACCTTCAGATGGGATGCTCGGACTTCTGAATAGCCTGTCTCGGCCTCTCGTTTTCTACGGATCGCATCGGCTGAGAGATCCGGTGAATCCTCGTAAGCTTCCTCTCGCCTACGTGCGGCTAGCTCTGAATCTCTCTTGCTAACCGTAATTGGATCGTAACTTTCACGGGCAGTCAGGGCAGCTACATCGGCAGCAGAGAACTCCTGACCAAGCACCGTAGCCATAATCCCTGCTATTTCTTCATTGGTTATCTTGGCGTAAGCACTCTTTTCCGATCTATCTATTCTAACACCTAATGGTAACAGCCCACCTGTCACCCCTGCCGTCGTACCCCCAACTTGTGCTGCCTGTGCCTCTCGGTTCTGTTGGGCTGCTAGCTGGTTCCTCCTAGTGACTAACCTACGAGCATAGGTCTGTGCCTGTCGAGGAGTGTCTGCTTCTTCTAAGGCTTTTGCTAGCCGATACATCTCGTCATCTTCTCGCAGTCCTCGGTACTCTCCTTCACCGATAGGTCGGCCCTGCTCATCGTACTCACCTGTCCATATATTGATGTCCTCGTCCGTAGGTGCGTCATCTCCTCGCCAACGAGTACGAATTGCCTCATCTGCTTCGGGAGTGATACCAGGATCTTCACTGCGCCACATCGTACCTGTTCGCTCTCGTGGCCCTGTAGTAGCGGGTGAGGCAGCCGTGGTAGTAGCTGCTAGTGGAGCAGGACTAGCAGTTGGGATCGTACTACTCGGTGTTGCCTCACGGGGATCTGGTGTTGTGGGGATATTTGCTTTCTTCTGCTCAAGTTTCTGGTAGGTGTTGAGGGTACTCCACTGGATCTTACTATCCTTGTCTGCCCCATCCATCCTCCAGTTGACCTGCTTGTCTGTAGCGTCAATAAAATAGAAGAGCTTGCCCTTGTGCATGATCGGCTGACCCTTCTTGAGAACCTGTTGTGCAAGTTCCCGTGTCAGGTTACGTGAGTCAATCGGTGCTACATTTCTCTTGGGAGGGGCAGGTGCGGCCTTGGGCTTTTCTGCGGCTGGAGGTGCAGGGGTAGGTGTAGCAGGAGCTTCTGTCTGTGCAGCTAGTAACTTTTCTAATGCTCGCTCGACAGGTGATACAATCTTTCCGTTCTTGAAGGTAAGTTCTTTCCCGTTTTCATTGGTAGCTTTTACGTCATTACCGTTAATTTCCTTGATAGTGTAGTTAACGATTTTCTTGTCGGCTTTTTCGTACGGAACTACTGCACCTACTTTGATTGCAGGAGGAAGTTCCGTGGCTTTCGGCTGAGCCGGAGTCTCCCCCTTGTCAATACTCTCTGCCTTCTGGATTCCTGCTTCTAGTGTAGCGGGCTTGTAGGGCTTGGGATCTTCTCCCTCCTTCTTCATCAGGTACATGCCCTTGTCGTTCTTGCCTGTAACTTCTAGCTCAAACGGAACCGCATTCTTTACCCTAGGTGATGCGTACCTAATCTTAGTGCCTGGCTCATACTGGAGGTTATCCTCAAGTACTTCTGTTTCCTTCGGCTTACTTTCTTTGACCTCTGTTCCCTTCTCTTTCTTTGTATCAACCTGCTTGACTAGATCTTCGGCTACCCCGTCTACTGTTTTCTTCTCAGCCTCAACAGGTTTCTGGGTAGCCTTTGCTTTCTTGTCCTCTGTTCGCTGAATCCCTGACCGTATTCCTTCCAGCGTAAAATACCGATAGGTCTTCTCTCCTTCCTTCTGAACTTGAACAGGTTTCTTTCCGCCTTTGCGTACTTTGATAATCTTGTACTTACTAGTAATTCCGTTTTGAGTTGTGTACTCAAAGACCGTCCCTTCTACACCACTTGTAGTCGTCTCCTCGGTTGCAGGAGGTGTAGGGATAGGGGTAGGTGTAGGTGTAGCTTTTTCTGCTTTCTCTTCTTTCTTTGCAGTCTTACGCTCTTGTAGCTTCTGAGTCTCTGTCTTTGCAGGTTTGCCATCAAAAGCGTCAGCAGTGAACCAGTTGAACTTCCCTTCCTCTTTGTGCAGACCCTGCACTTTCCACTTACCTTTGTTCTTACCCTCGGCTTGTTCTACCTCAACAAACTTCCACTGCTGCGGAGTCTTGCCCTTGGAGTTTGTCAGGATAGTACCTACTTTCGGAGGAGTGATCTCACTAGTAGCAGTAGTAGTTTCTTTCTTCGGTGCAGGAGAGGGAGTAGGAGGGGGAGTAGGAGGGGGAGTAGGAGAGGGAGTAGTCTTAACAGTAGCTCCTTGCTCCTTTGCGTCCTGCTTTGCTTTCCTCTTTGCTGCTAGTTTTTGGGTCTCAGTTGGCCCCTTCTGGATACGTGCAATTTGCTCAGCCGCTCGGTTACGGATAGCATCCAGTGCGTTTGCGTCATCGTAAGACACACCCTCATAGCCTAAAATCTTTTTTAGTGCTTTCTCTAACCGTTGCTCCCCTTTACGTTCGCTAGTGTAACGTACCCTTGGTGCATTTTTTATAAGTGGGTCGGTCACAGGGAAAAGCTGGTCTAGCCTTTCCGCCATCTCCTTGAGTTCTGGGCTACCGTAGTAATTATTTATGTCCTCTTCTGTAGTTTTATTGAGCCACCCATCTATCATTGGGTCTTCATTTTTCCCTAACCCCCAGACTGGATACCACTTATGTTTTGCTACATTCTCCTTCCCTCCTGCTCCGGTAGAATTATAAAATAAAACAGGTACTCCGTTAACAGGAACTACAATCATCGGCCTTCCGCCAATGCGAACTATTCGATCTTCCCCTATTTTTACATACTTTTTATTCTCAGAATCTAGTTGAAGCGCACCCCACTTTAGTGGGCGGGCTTGAAGATCGTCTAGCCGAGAGTCCTGTTGTGTAGTTGCAGCTTGTGCTTCTGGAGCTACCTGTACTCCTTCAGTTAACGGAGCTTCTAGATCAACATCTCTTTCTGTAACAATAGTGGGAGTAGTACTAGTAGTAGGTTGTGCATCGGTAGCAACAGGAACTGGAACTTCTGCTGGAGCTTTCTCCATCTTGGAGATATCCGCCCACTTTACGACTCTTACCTTTTTCGTTACTTCATCTACTAAGCGAACCCCCCGTTTACTCAGCCCTGCATAGATGTAAGTCTTCTCGTTATCTCGAATAAACGTTGGCAAGGCTGGAGGGTTGTAGGTCTTACCGTCCCAGGTTGCAGGGGAGAATTGTTTAGTAATTTCTTTTGTTAAGTCTGCTAGGTCATAGGTTTGTTCTGCTCTCCTCTTCTGTGCTTCTACATCCTGTAAAATCTTAGCGGCCTCTGCTTCTCGTTGCCTCTTCTCCTGCTCACGGGCTAGCCTCTCATCTTTTATTGCTTTATCAACGGCCTTCGCCCCTGCTTCTGCCTCTGCTTCTAGCCGATCTTCCGCCTCTTTCTTCTGTTGCAGTTTCGTCTGTGGATCTAGTGCTACTTCTGCGGTACTGATTACTCCACTAGTCATACCTCCAGCAATTGCACCTACGTATGCACCGTGGAAGGCTTGGTTCCTGTTCTCCGTCTTATCCAGCCATGATAAGTAATCAGTAGCTAACTCATCCGAATTGGCAATCGCATCAAAGCCTTGCTCCTGTGCGTGCTCCTTGAGGATCTGGTTGACGGAGTAGCCTTGAACTACTACATCAGAAAACTCACTAGCCGCTTCGGTTGCTGCGTCAAAACCTATATTAGCTACAATCTTAGTTCCAATTGCTGCGCCCTTAGCTACTGGAATCCCTGAAAGAGCATCCGTTACTGCGGCAAGGCTAGTCATTCGATTGTTGTAGGCTCGCCTCGCAATCTTTGTAGTTAAGTCCCGCTCAATATCCGGTAGCTCTTGAGACGTATACTTCCCTTTCATCTCCTGCCACATCGGATGATTCTTCCAGCTATCCATTGTCTCGCCAGCAGCTTGCAAAGCAGCATAGGTCTGCATCCCTGCTTGGCTACCCAAGATCCCACCCCAAACAAATCCTGCTTGAGAACCAAATGGAACAGGGGAGGCTAATCCTAGTGTGCCACCTGCTCCTGCACCGACTGCTCCGGTAAACAAACCAAGCAATAGTTCTCCAGGTAGGGTTGTGACATTCTCAAATGCCTGACCCCAAGGAGTCTCAGGAGGAGTGTAGCCACTAGCTGCTAGGCTAGCTTGTGCTTCTGCTTTGCGTTGTGCTCCGGCTTCGGCTGACCCACTAGGGGTAATGTAGCTGATAAGATCTTCAAAAAACTCAGGACTATTAGCATCAGCATTAGGATCACGAAGCTTATCAGCCACAAACTGGTCATTGTAATCCGAGATAGTTCCGGCTGCCTGTTGAGCAGCCCCATAACGTACATCGGCTATGTCTCCAAAGTTAGAAATGGTTTGCCAAAGTTCCTTACCCACTTGAAGCGCATAGTCGATCCCTTCCTTCTCGTCCTGAGCCGTAACAGGTTTGATCTTAGGTCGTTGCGGTGCTTGGTTTAGTGCTTGATGTCCTAGGATCTGCGCCTTGACTGCAGGACTCGTCACTCCAGCCGTATCTGCTAGGCTTTCTACTAGAGAATGCAACTGAGCTTTGTTGATATTCTCCTTGTTGTACTCGTCCAATAGCCTAGACAACTCAAAGCGATACTGGACTCCGGCTGCTTCGTCGGGAGTAATGATGTCGCTAAATTGCCTAGAATAGTTAAACGGACTAGGCATCGAATAGGAACGTGGATCTGCCATTATAAGACCTTAGCGTTATTTGCAGCAGCTACTACTTGTGGATCAGGTTGGGGAAAATCTCCGCTATTCACGGCTTGCTCTAGGTACTCTAGGAACTCTCCGACTGTCAGATCCTTCCATGTTTTCTGGTTGATCTCAGCCGCACTATTGATCCAAGGATTCGCATTGACTTCTCGTTGTTGGATCAGCGGAGTGTCCTTCTTGCTTACTACATTATAGTACTTGACATCTTTTACTAGTGTATCTGAATCGGCATCCAAAAGCTTCTTCCCACCTGCGCCAAAGTGATGGAGTACGTACATATTGAGTGCGTTAATTGAGTAGCCATTGCGTTCCAAGAGGCTAGAATTTTTAGTAAATAGTTTAACTGCGGCGGCTACATAAGTGTCATCATCACTAGCGTCTGCGTCTTTGCCCATCAGTTGTTCTACTGTACCTGGCATCAATTGTAGTATTCCGGTAGCCCCTGCCGCACTCTCCGCAGTTTCGTCCCCATCGCTTTCTAGCGCAATGATCTGTTCCATGATGCCTGTGAGGTTATCCCTCTCGGTAGCAGGGAAGCCTTCAATAATAGCATCTCGGAGACTCTTCTCTTCGGGTGGTGCTACAGGTAATCCCTCGTCCTGATATCTATTTGGTACGGTAGGGGGTGCTTTCCTAAATTCAGATGCTCTATCCTGTCTTGGGTCGTATCTCAGGTCATCTGCTGCGTCCATCCTTGCCTCAGTAGCATTGTCCCGATCTTGGGCCGCCTTTACTTTTTCAAGCTCACCCGGTCTGAAGCGTCCACCTTTGGTGTAGAATCCGTCTCCTAAAGTAGTCCGTGTTGTTCCTCTGTCTTGAATAGGTTCTTCTGGACGAGCCTCCCCTTCTTGGATCGGCTGAACCTTTGCCCTCTCCTTACCTATAAGCTCAGCTTTCCGCTTTTGGTATTCGTTCCATCGATCTGCCGCTTTTCTAGACCGATCTTCCTGACGGGCATCCATCGTCACATCTCGGTTAGCCTCGTCAATCAGACCTTGAGTAGTTCGTACCTGTCTCCCCGTAGTTCTAGTAGGCTTAGCTTCTAGAGGATCTGGGGCAGCAGGAGGAGGTGTGTTTTCTATGAGATTTCTTAGCGTTGCATTAGTAGGGGCCGCAGGTGTACCTACCGACTCAGGGAGTGGCCCTGCTGCTTTAGCATCTCTCGCTCTTTGCCGTGCACCTTGTCGATCTGAAGTAGCTACAAAGTCATCTTGCTTTTGATAGTCTCCAACACTTTCAAAGTACTCTTCGCTTGTAGCTTTCTTGGGATTAACTGGGCCTTTGTAGTCTTCTCTCCCTAAGTATTCACTACGTTGAATAGCACCTTGAACTGCCTCTTCTTCTGTCTCAAAAACAGGTAGTCGCTTGCCCGTATTGAAATCTCTTGGGTCTTTAAAATCTACCATAGCGGCAGCTTCCTCATTCGTGAGGATCTGGCCTGTCTCATTAACTACTGTAGGAATATTGATGTAGAGAATATCGTCTGCGTTTTCCTCTTGCATAGGGATGGTGATCGTTAGTTCAGAGAACTCCCGACCATATTGATCTACCCAGACCTTCTGACCTTCTTTGGTCTCCCCGACCTGTGCTACTGCTTGAACTTCTCCGGCTGGAGATCCATCTTGCTCTGCGTCTGCTAGACTTTGAGCCGTAGCTCCCGAACTAGCAGCCACAGCTTCCAGATCTCCTGCTCTGCGTTGACTAGCTTCTCGTCTCAGAGCCTCACGCATGTTTGGATCTAGTTGATTTAACTCTGGAGTCGATAGCTCTTGAATCTGTGAGAGACTCGGTGCGCCTGTAGTTTCTTGGCCTACTGGTCTAGCTACTTGGTTGAACTGTTGAGGCGTTACCGCATTAGTAGTTTCATCAGGCTTAGGCTGTCTTTTAGCTTCAGCAACTTCGGGCGCATCTTGTTTAGTTTCCCTAGTAGCCTGATCGCTAGCAAACTGATCGTAGAAACCTTTTAGACTGCCAGTTCTCTTAATATAGTCTTGTTTATCTTGGAAGGTGTACCCCTGCATTCTTTCCTGAGCTTTTCGAGCAGCTTCTTCGGGGGTCTCCCCACCAATACGATTCCCGAAAACATCAGTTTTGCTAAAGGATTGATACGGAGTTTCGAGGTATTGTTCTAATTCTTTTTGTTGATCTAGGCTCAGGCTTTTTCTTGCAGATTCATTTATAAGTGGCTTACCTGTCGGACTAGTTTCTTCTGAGCTAGTACTACTATTTGGGGTAGCAGGGGTAATCGTATCCGTTTGCTGAGCTACCTCACCTTGTGGTGTGCTAGGTTCTTTCTTACTAGTAGCACTACTTTGATCTTGTGCGACTCCACCTGTCTGAGAGAAAAGTACTCCGGCCTGTTCTTGAGATAGGAATAGCTGATAGGCTTGTTGAACCTTCGGGTTGGTACTCGTACTAAAGTAGTCCTGTGCATCTCCCCCTGCATATCTACGTAACACATCGTAGTACATCTCAGGCCGATTCCCTGAGCTTAGTCCGTATTTTCTATCGTAGATCTGAGTAAAGACATCAGCGTTCATTTCTTTATCTATAAAACCCTCATACCCCTTCATCCTCATTTCAGTAGGGTTGTTGAGGATATCATCCCATGTCCGCATTACGCTATTGTATCGACTGTCGATCTCTTTAATACGTGCGTCTCGGTTCTCCTTTTTTAGTTCTGCAATCGCTTTCCTCTGCTCTTCTAATGTAGCATTGCGTAATTCTCGACCTTTAGCCCAACCCTGATTGATTAACCAAGTCGGCTGCTCGGCTATAGATCGCAGGTGAGGGTTGTCAATCCCTTGCTCTTCTAGGTACGCCATCCTTTCTTTTGCAGTTTTCCTGAGCGTCAGTTCCCGTATGTGATCTAGCCCGACATTGCCCATTGTCTCGCCTACCATTGCTACATCGTTCAGAATGTCTACCTTGGCAGTCTGTCCAATAGGCGCAATTGTCTCGTTAAAAGTAATGTACTGCTCGTTCTGGAGATTAACGATGTCATCTTCAGAGATATACCACGGCAGGTTATCCGCATTGTACCCTGCGTCTATCATAGCCTGAGAGAACTTGCTACCCTCTTGCGGACTCATGTACTTTTGAGTAGCAGCTACATCCCCACCTTCTTGGAAATGTTTATACGTATTAGTCTTAGTGGCGTTACCTGCTTTACGTAGCCAAGGCTCACGGATCTGGTTCTCGTAGGTAGACCAGACTTGTAGCCCACTTTGTAATGCCGTAGCTCCACGTTGCAGGTCGGATGCTGGTTGGTAGTACGGGTTGCTTGCGTCTGGTTGCGTCCCACCGATGTTCGGTGCTAGCGCCATTGTGCCACTAGCTAGTGCGCTACCAAGGCCAGCACCTGCTGCTGCACCTGTTGGCCCACCTATAAATGCCCCTGCTATAGACCCCCCAATCGTACCGAGTGCTTGCAGGTTTGCACCGAAGGCACTGTGCTTGTTGGCTTGCTCCTGCTGTCTGCGCTGACGCTCCAGTTCTCGCTTGCGCTCTTCTTCTGCTTCCTTTTGTAAACGCAGTTGTTGCTGATACTGCATGGCTGAGTATAGTTGACCCAACCCATCTCGATTTTTAGCACCGTAATACATATTAAGTTCCTATGCCTAACATTTGTTTTTGTTCTGGGGTTAGGAAATTTAAAGCTTCGGGGTCATCTGCAAATTGAGTTTGTAGAGCAGTTCCGAAAAGTTTCATATCTACATTGTTATCAATTAAACCTTGTAGCCAACCCATGCCCCTCCAGTACTCATCGGTAGCATTCTGGGCTGCGTTTCCTGCAGTGGTTGCGGCGGTTGTAGCGGTGTTCTGGGTATTTTGATTAAGTCCAGTGCGTAGGTCTAGCTCCTTAAAGAATGTTTCTTTATTGGTATCAATAATGCTTTGTTTCTGACCTGCTACTGTATTTAACCCTTGTATGCCAATGTTCGCCTGATTCTGTTTGCCTTGGTAAATCGTGCTAATCATGTCCTTATCTACTTCTAGCCCACTAATCTTCACATCATAAAGCCCACCCAAAGCATTCATGCTATTGCCGATTCCGGTCTGAGCATTCGAGAGAGTGCTACTGCGATTCTGTAGCATATTGTTCCCTAACGAATAACTATCTAGAATAGCCTGTCTGCGAGAAGAAACCAGATCATCCGACCGTTTTTTCTGCAAGTCCATCATTGCTGCAGTATAGGCTGGGCTTGAAGGATCTAGCCCTGCATTTGCATACATCGAATTTAAAGATTCCTGCGCTCCTCTGGAAGCCCTATTGACCTCATCTCTTGATTGCTCATAGTATAGATTTGAAAGTTTATTATAGTAGTCCGTACTGCCAGCGTCCTTGGCTACATCCATAAGAGCGTCAGTAATCCCCTGCTGTTTTTGCAGTAAGGGTTCTAGCCTACCTTCATACTCGTCAAAAGTCTGTTCGTACTGACCACGCAGACCCGTCATCTGCTTAGTGTACTCCTCGGCTGCTCCTTCTAGGTCAGATTGATAGTCGATAAAGCCGAGGGATCTCTCAATCGGTACACCGTTCTCGTCTTGGAGTTGCCCTCCTACATCTGTGTAGACTGTACCATCAGGACTAATATACTCTTTGGTATCTTTATTATAACTAAATCCATATTCCTGTGCGTTCTCTGGAGTTACCTGAGCACCATATAGAAACTCATTGATAAGAGTTTCGGTCTGTCCGGCAAAGTCGTTCTCGTCAAGGTTGATCAGACCTTGAGTTGTTGCTGCTTGAGTAGGATCTGCTTGATCTACTAGGTTCCCGTCATCCCCTATTATGTAAGTAGTACCTGGGCTACTAGGATCAGTAAAAGAGCCATCAGGATTCTTTATCCAGCCCAAGGCGTTTGCCGCTTCGGGACTAACATTTCCTCCTAAGTACGCATTCTCAATTCCTGCTGCCGTATCTATTGCCTGACCTGTTGTCTGAACGGCTTTATCGACTACATCCTTAGCCTTTTCAGCAGAGTCTTCAGCTTTATCAATCTTAGCTCCCATCCCACCCTCATTAAAGGGTGTACCGTCTGGGTACTGATACTGTCCGTTTACATAATCTAATTGGTTGCCTTCTGGATCAGTGTAGTCGTACCATTCTTCTTCTGGTGTATCGCTTGTTAATCCTCCTAGCCACGCATCTAAATTAGCTTGATCAATATTGTCGCTATAGACATCAGAAGTATCTGCATCAACAATGCTATAGTTTTCTGGATTATTTGGATCTCGAATTATTGTAAGATTTTGCCCATCATATTCATTACCTTGAACATTGTTTAAAGTAACCTCGTCTTTCAGAGTTTTAGTAACATCCGTTCTCGGTGTTCCTACTATAGCCTCATCAAGAGTATCCTTGACTACATCGATAGTTGGTTTTGGTGGCTGAGTGCCTAAAGAGAAACTTTTCGAGTCCCCTGTACCACCGGCTGCCGTGTTGGTTTCTGAAGTGCCGCCACCCCACTCCGTTAAACCTGCAGATTCCATTTTTTCACGGAACCAAGTATTTTCTGACAGTAATGGTTGTCGGTCTATTTCTGCAATAAAAGCATCAAAGTCTTCAAGCGCATTGAGATTTTCTTTAGCAAGAATGCTAGAAATTTGTTCAACGGTTCCTCCACCGTCAATTAACTTTTGTACAATAGTTCTGTGCTTGTTAAACGCATCAATTTGAGTGTTAAAATTATCGAAATCTCTGCTTCTTGTGACCCAACTTTTAGCGCCATTGGCTTTAATAAACGAAAGCGATGCTGCTATATCAAACAATTCTTCTTGTGATGCGGTTTCAATGTCTGGATAAGTATAGGAATATCCGTTATACTTAAAAGTACTACCATCAAAAGCATCTGAATGTTTTGAAAAATTAGCTTTAAGAAATGAACGGAGTTCAGCTTCTGACCAATCGTTCATACCTTTTTCGGTTGCTTTTCTTCGTGCGTCACTTAATTTATTATAGCTATCAGTGTCTACTGCATTTTGGGCATCAGCTAGACGCATTGCCCAGTACTTAGGGATACTGTTCTTACCCTTTACGAACTTGGATTCGTAGCTAGTTTGTGAATAATAATCTTCTACTGTTGCCATGTTAGTTTTCTTCCTGCTGGGGTAGCATGGTTCTCTGTTCTAAATCCGCTAAAGTGACATCTGTTTCTACGATATAAATTTTACCACCGTCTTCGGGATTCGTATGAGTGTACTGTAGCACATGGCCTATTGTACCTGATTGAAAATAGGCTTTCTCTGTCACAGTATTCGTACTGTTAAAATTGTAGTTTCCAATGCTTATACCATCTAAGTACCATTCAATATCTACATCACCCTTGTAGGTAATCTGAAACTCTGCATGTGTGCGAATCCCTCTATAAAATCGTGGTGGTAGCGCCACAGGTCTGGCCCAGAGGATTTCTACATCTAGTGGAGTAGAGTACGGGTTTCCGTTAGTATCTGTCGGTAATGTATGCTCATGATGAATGTGTGGAATGTATCCATACGCTAACGGATTAAAATAGCATCGAATCGTGTCTGTCGGTTGCGAGGTTTGAATTTCGTAGGTCTGAGTTTGCTGAGTACCATCTAGATAAATCTTTGGCGCAAACTTGGAAAACACATCTGTATCTATCGTGCGAAATCCGATGTCGTAAAAGTGAAACAGTTGCTGCTGGCTAAAGTTTTCAATTGGAAATGCTTCAAATTGATGATTTTGTAGTAGGGTAGCAGAGGAATTGAGGTCACCAATGTATCCTGAGTAGGGGAGCAGTGCGTCATTAGCATCTCGTACCGGAAGGGTTACTCGTCTACCCCGAAATGTGGAATGATACGGTAGTTTTAGATCCGATAGAACGGCAACCCCGTCCAGACTAACCGTAATCTGTGGATCTCCTGCGTACTCCACCCGTACTGCTTGAAAAATATTACGATTCATTGAAACTCGCTAGAAACCGTAGATTGCAGATTCGCTAAATCCGTTGCGTTTACAATTAGATCTACTAGCTTTTCTACCTGTGCCTGTAAATCTCTAGTATTGTTATAGATCTGTTGAAAACTGTCCCGAATCTTAGGGTCTTCAATCAAATAGTACTGGTCAAAGTCTGCGTGTCTTTGCTGTGCCATCTAGCTACTCAAAATCTCATAGTCGGTGTCAATCCAGTCGATGTCTCCGTTTTCCCAATCGGTAATTTCTACTGACCAAACATCTGCTACCGATAGCCCATACGGATTGTTAGTTCGTGAAGCAGGAAGGTAGATTCTTGCAGGTTCGTCTGTCCCAAAGGTCGAGTCGATAGAGACTAGTTTGGGCGAGGACGAAAGTACTAGGTTATTCCTAACGGAGTAGTATTGCTCGTAGAAGTTAAAAGTAGAATTTGTCACTACTGTCTGCTGAACTGTATTCCCAAAAGTAACATTCCAAGCAGGGGCGTTCGCATCAGGTTTAGCGCCAGCATCAATTGACCAAGTGTTTCCTTCTGACATAGTGCCTGACTCGTTAGCACCAGTATTTGGGACATAGTATCCTTGTACAGTATTGACTAAGACTCCACCATAATAAAATCGGTATGCTGTGCCTGTCCCGTCTACTGTCTTTTTCAAATAGGTCTGCCCTGCAAGGTCGTACTCGTAGAGGTAATCTTGGTATGCAGGTTTACCATCTAAGTAGACTTGCACTTTCCCATTGCCTGATCCGTTAATCGTCACACTTTTGACTAGCTTTAGCGATCCAAACGCACCACCATCGAATTCCCGTGTTTTATAGCTAAACTTATTACGAGTAGTTCCTGCTTCAATGACTCCTCTTCGTGAATAAAGTTTATTTTCAGATGGGCGATACACTAGTACGGGAGACAAAGTGTTTCCGCCTGAGTTGGTCAATGCGCTTGTGTGATCTTCTACTAGATCCACTTCGGAAATTGGAAAGCCTTCCATGCTGAAATCAACTACAAA